TCACGTATTATGCCTTTACTTAATATTCCTGAATTAGAAAATTCTTCACAACCTTTTATAAAGTCGTATATACTTAGACTAATTGGATCTAGAAACACTGATTCACCTGAAAAAAAGTTTGTAACTTCTTTTCCTTCAGTGTATATTTCTCCTTCAAAGAACTCTGGTGCAATTAATTCTGTTTTTATTTTACTCATTTTCTTCTTCTGTTTTATCTTCGATTAATAAATAAGGAACTTCGTTTATATCTAATTTTATTTGACCTATTGATAACAAGCGATCAAACTCTTCTTTAGATAATAGTTCTGCTGTCTGGTGCATGTATATTAATTTACTCATAACATAGCTAATATTTTTCTTACTTCATCAAAATAATATTCTATTGGTCTACTTTCTCTTTCTTGAATCTGCTGTTTGATAACTTCGGTAGGAAAATGTCTTGTGTCTTTTTTGCCGTTTTTTAAAGTTATTTCTACTTGAGCATATTCCTTATATGTACTATGAAAGTCTAATACAGTACTTGTACAACCAATAATATCTTCATAAGCACCATGGAATTTTAACCTATCTGTACTATCAAATCTACAACAAATAAATTCTTTTCCTAATATATCTTTATCTTCCATAATAACTGTTTTAGGTGTTATCTTTTTCTATTAAAGCAGCTATATAATTCCATATATCTATTTCTTTTTTAACATGATTAATAACGCCTTCTAATTCATTTAGCGTTACTCCACCTGTTAAACCCATATAATAATCTCTTTCTAAAGACACTAATTCAAATCTAAGTGAAGATAGTTTAGAAAAAGCTTTGTCACTAGTTCTTTCTTTTAATTCTATAATATTCATATTACTGAGTTAATAAAAGTTCTACTTCTCTAGCTGCTTCAAATGTTATAGCAGAACTACAACCACCAATGTGCCATTCAATTTCTTCATCTGTTTCAATAGTTCTATATTCTTTCCAGTCATAAATTGTAAAAACATCACCATTGTCTGTTTCACATGTCCATTCGAAGTTTACTTTGTCACTACCATCATTATATTGCCATTGTGCTTGACCTAATACTTCATTTAATTCATCTACTGTAGCGTATATAGTAGAATTATGGAAACTAGTTCCGTCTGCTGTTTTTTCTGTTAATTTTGCCATGATTTTTTGTTTTAAGTTTTAGTGTGTATAGCAAAGTGTTACTCTACTATTTTAATGAAATTACCTTGTTTGTCATGTAATGTAGTAAGTTCGAATTCTCGATCTAAATGATCAAAAGCATGGTCAACCATTAAGTGTATGGCGCCAGCGTTAAATTCAGCAAATGTACCTTTAAATCCTTTTAATAAAGCATATTGATAAAAGAAATTAGTATCTACTATTTTTTTATTTCTCATTTTTATATAATCTTCTTTCATAATATAAATCATTTGAGTATTAATGGTTAATAGTAAAGTATAAAATAAAAAGACCCACCTTTCACAGTGGGCCCTTTAAATTGTTAAAAAGCATTAGAAACAGCATTTTGTGCTTTTTCAGCCATTTGAGCTTTTTTACCATCATCAATGATAGTAGTACCTTCTTCTGCATAAGCAGTAACAGAACAGTCACGATCAACTCTAACTTGTTTACCACCAGTTTTAATACATAGTGTTTTTAACTCGTCACTGAATTCCATTAATGATATTGCGTTTACTTTATAGGGTAAAGTATCATAGCCAACTTCGTCTTGACCATCATTTATAATTAATATTTCTGGTTTTTCCTGTGATAAATCTATATCTAGATTACCTAAACGTTGTTGTTCGATGTCATTAGCAATACTAGTTACAATACCACCAATATCAGTCGTACCACCATTAGGGTCGTTAGAAAACCATGTCCAGAAGTTCATTACATCTTCTCTGTTTTTAAGATGATGAAACTGTAATTTACTTGGGTTATGTATAAAGTAACTAAAGAAAACTTCAGCTTCTTCTTTCATAACGTATTTTAAACGGTCAATGAGTATAGCATTCACCCATATCTGTTTTTCAGGATAACCCATACTACCAGAAAAATCTAATAATATAATTATCTTTTGTTTTTGTTCTTTTTTATCTACAGGTACGTTGACTGTTAAGTCTTTAGTTAAGAACTTAGTACGAAAGTTTGGAAACATTTTTTGATATAACTCTATATTGCTGAACTGAGCATAGTCACGCATAATCTTTTTAGCGTATTGGTCAGAGTTAGATACAATTTTTTCTTCAACTTCTTTTTCTACTTTGAACTGATCACCAAGATTACCAACGATAGATATTTTATCTAATATATCCATTTTACGCTCTTTACTTAATTCATTGAAGTCAAGTTGGTCGTTAATGTCTGCATCAGAATATATTTTTCTATCGAAGTTTAAGCTAGTTTCAAAATCAACATCTTGTTCTTCGCCACGATCACCAATCTCGCTGTTGCCACCTATTTTTTTGTAGATGGCAATAGCTTGTTCTAGTGGAGTATTACCTGGAATAAAAGTATCAAACAAAGAATCATACAATTGTTTTTTCTTTTCATAGTCTGCAACTTCGCTTTCAGATAATTTACTTGTGTCTGAATATTTTTCTTGAAAATAATCACGCTCATCAATCATCTTGAAATAACAAACTCTAGCTAACTCTTTAATTGTATCTAAAGACTTTTCAGCCCATACATGAGTCTTAGCTTTGATGTCTGCTTTTGTAGGTGTTATATACGTAATAGGATCTTTTATAGATAAATTAGAATTATCATCTACAACACTAGCACCATTCCAAGAATAATTAGACCATATACTTGGTTGCCAAACATTTTTAGTATAAGATTTAGAACCACCATAACCATAACCATAATCATCATAACCATAATCATCGTCATAACCATCGTTACGACCATAATATTTACTCCAATATTTACTCATGTCTTGTTATTTAAGGTTAATTATTCCATTATTGAAGATACAGTTTGTTTCTTAGACAAACTTGTATACAATTCTGTAGCTGTTTTGATTAATGAAGCGTGAGTCGAAATAAGATCGTCTGTTACAGTTAATTTTTTCATTTCTTTAATACCTGTAGCAAGTAAACCAAGATCGCTAGTAAATTTAGCTTTTTCATCAGTAGTAATCATGTTATTACTTTGTAACTCATTGATAGTAACATCAAGATCGTTAGATAATTTTCTGAATTTTAATGTGCTTTGGTATTTTTTAAGCGTATCAGAGATTAACGTAGGTTTTTTAGCAAACTCTGCGATAAAACTTAATGAGTCTGGACCACATTCTTGATAAACTGTATAAGCAGTTACAGCAACACGAGGTGATATTGTAATACCACCACGGTGATACTCTTGTAATAAGAATGGAATAATAGGATCTATATTACCTTCGCCGAACTTTGTTTCCAATAATTTATTGTAACTAGCTTCAGTATAATTATCCCATATAACATTTAACTCAAGTGGAAAACGTTCCATTAAAGCTTTTAACGATGCGTTTTTAGAGAATTCTTCACGAGTACGATTAGTACAACAGATGATGAACTTTGTTTTGATAGGGAAAATCTGCGTACCATTTCTGAACACTTTAGAAGATAAAATATCTTTTAATTGTTCTAATATAAAATCAGGAGCATCGAATAATTCTTCGAATATAACATACTCGTTATTCATAAAAGAGTTTTCAACTAAGTACTCGATTTTACCTGTTTTTTCGAATGTAGGTATATCAAGACCACCGAATAATCTATCCGTAGTCATACCTGTACCCATTGTAATAACATAAGGGTCAATACCTTTTTCAGCAAGATATGCTAATGTAAGTTCTGATTTACCGTGACCACCTGGACCATAGAGTACGATGTTTTTACCAGTCTTAAGACCAATGTCTAAGATACTAAGTGATTTGTCCATGAATACGAAGTCAGCGCCTACGCCTTGTACTTCTTCTACTACTGCTTTTGTTTTTCTAGCTGTCGCCATAATTAAAGGGTTTAAAGGGTTAAATAATAATTACCAATACGGTAACTTTGAGGATAAGATGGAATCGAACCATCGACGTAACTCCGTTGTCAATAACGTCATAACCATATTTATCCGCCGCACTATGTCAAAGTGTGTATAGCAAGTCGCTAAGACTCGTCTGGTTCTGTTTCAAAATCACAATGTTCTAAACAGTCAGCACATAATTCATCAAATATGTAGTGTCTACCAGCACCACAACAATCACTATATTCTTCCATAATATTTATTATTTAGTTTACATATTGTGTATTATTTAGTTTACATATTATTATCATTTCATCTTTTGTAGGTACACTTTCAAATTCCATACCTAATGACTGTAACAATGGTTCATAGTCTTTGTAATTTTTTACTAATTCCAATGAAGCAAACGTATTTTCACCGCTGTCAATAGGTTCTATGTTTATAAAACCTAAATATCCTTCATTGTTCTTGTCAAATTGATAGTCGTTTACAACAACTCCAATATACTTTAATACTTCTCTACTTAATAATCTACTCATATCTATTTGTTTTAAATGTTACTTTCTACGCCACGACTTGTGAACCGCCGCACTTAATTCTTGACTTACAATCTGAATTGTATTACCTGTTTTATGTTCTATAATAGGTATATAACTATATGTTTTCATAGTTGAACAGTTTACACATGTCTTATAACCTAACTCTATCCTAACAGGATGCATTTGACTTCCACATCTACAGTACATAATGTTTGTTTTTAAATTCAAATATATTATCTCACTATTTTATTAATAAGTCCGTAAGGCATTTAGGGAATTCTTCTAATCTATATAATTCAATTATCACTTGCTGTTGGTACATAGTTAAAGAATCATAATTTACTTCGAAATACTCTTTAGATAAGGAATCTAAACTTGCCATTATACTCATATCTATATATTTTAAAGTTAGTAGTCAGGCGAGGACTCGAACCTTATCCACTTTATCAGCGTGGCGCTTCCATTCAGCTACCTGACTCCTTAGTAAGAGGCTTTACCAAGCAAAACACTTGGTTACATTACTAATTTCTTCTTAAATCTCTCATTAAATCGCTAAACAAAGCGTGTATAGCAGCCATTTCTGGCATGTCATCATTAGCAGTTTGTTTTGACTTAAGAGGTTTAATCCATTTACCATTTTTAAACACCTTGATGTTATGATAAAAGAAATGATATTCACCTTCAAAACTTAATAACTCATGCTCTTGATATTCTGAAGTATGTGGGTTCTTATCTAGTATAAGACCATGTTTAGTATTGACGCCAATAGCAAACCCACGTCTTTCAGCTTCCGCAACGAACTCCGCTAATTTAGCATCGTCTTCTGCCGAATTCCTGTTCTCGTCTATATCGTCCCAAAACCTTTGGCCTTCAGGTGCTTCACGCCAACTAAAAGCCATTGCTAGCGAAAGATCTTCTTCAACGCATCTAAGAGTATCTAATGGACCTCTTTGTTTTAGCATGTTTAATACTACTTTTTCTTTGTGCTCATTTGGCACTTGACTAATTCTAATTCCCATGATAATATAATTTAAAGTTAATGATACAAATTTATTCTTCGCCACGTCTTACGTGTCTATGATTCCACAATCTAGTACAAGAGAATTTCTTGCTTTTACTGAATGTAGACTTCTGCCTAATTATTGTACTGTTGTATTCTCTGTTTGTTAAACCGCTACACTTTTTCTCGTTAGCGTTATTAACTAGATGTTGATCTATTCTTTGTCTACGAATATTATTACAATACTGCATAGCTACTATTGCTGCTGCTTCCATATTTAATTATTTATTTCTAAGTTCAATTCACTAGTGGTCATATATTCTACGTGTCTCATATCAAAGTTATCTGTAATATAATCTTCTACATATTCTTCAATATCTAAACCATCTGGTATCTTATGTATTAATACCTTGCCATCACGGTAATCTAATATACTTAAATACATAGTTATGTTCTTTGCACCCACGCTGCTGCGTTAGCTAAGTCTTTAAATACTACTTTGAACTTGAATAATAATACACTAATAATGTTTGCTTGCTTCTTCATAATTTAATTGTTTAAAGGGTTATTTCTTCTACTATTTCATTGTAATCTCTTAATATTTCTTCTATTGTAAAAGAGTCTAGGTATTCCATTATCTCTATTACATCTGACTCATATATCTTATTATGAAACAGACAAAAGTTTATTGCTAATGTTATTAAATACTGTTTAGTCATTGTACACTATATTAATTAATTCTTCTAATATAACACTTCTATCATAGTTTGTTTTCCAAGTACATTGAGTGTAAATATACTCTGATATTTCTCTGACTACCTGGTCTCTGCTTCCACCACATTTGATGAAAGCCTTGAAACCATCGATAGCATCATTAACTTGTTGACTCATATTACCAACCAGTTTTTAAATCATCTTCTAGTATGAAAGTCCAACCTTTGTGGTTAAACCATGAGGTTATACCTTCTTGCTCTTTATCTTCGTTATAAATGAAGGCAAATCTTTGTGGTAGATTACCAATTAAAAAACCACGGTATTCTCTTTTATTCAACCATATAGTTGAACCTCGTCTTTTGTAAGTTTGAACTGTTGTTGACATAGTAAATAGGTATTAAAGATTAATGTTATAATTTAATTTCGAATATATTATCACACTATAATATTATTAAGTCCGTATAGATAATCTAGTTAGTTCTAAGGTGTGAAAATGTTTATTAGAACAAAACAGTTGAGAGGTATATTACTACATCTCTCATCATCTCTATGCACTTTTAACCACAATATTGGTAGTATGAACGTTTAATTTCATATATATTATCTGAAGTGAAACAAAATAAGTCCGTGAAGTGTATAGCAAAAGCTACTAAACAGGAAATAATGGCACAACAAAGTCGTTAATTTAAAAACTGTGACATTAGGGTCTTATATTATATAGTAACAGGCTATTGTCACACTTTTGTAGTGCTTACTATTGCTTCAAAAAGATAAAAAAAAAGACCACCGAAGTGGCCTTATTTAATAATTATACCAATGTTGGTAAATTTCTTACGAAGACTGGTAAATCTTTCGAGTTAGTATAACTTCCATACTTGTCGAAGCAAGGCATTAAGTCAAATTTTGCTCGCAAAGCGTTATAAACTAAGTCGTGGTTGTAAACTTTCAACTCGTTCTTATGATTAGTAAAACTTATAACAGTATTACTTCCAATTAATGACTTGCGAATAACAAATCTTTTTGTAGTTAATTGATTTGTAGTTGATACTACTGCAGGAGCTGCCACTGGCGCTACAACTGCACTTGATTTTTTTGTTGACATAGTATAAAATATTAAAATTATAAAGATTAAAATCAATCTTCGTATATATTATCAATAATAAAATGTCGTAAGTCCGTGAAGTGCTATACATAATGGACCTTAAAACTAGCTTTAGCAACTAAAGTCGGCTCTGCCTGCCCATTCCACCAATAGGTAGAGTAAAAAACCCTATTTCTAGGGCTTTATTTAGTTATATGTCATAATACTTATCTACTACAGATCCTAAGAACTCTAGTGTTGCATCTGGTGCTGTAAATTCAACTAAACTGTTATCAGAGTTAGATATTGTAGCATCAAATGATGCTGTTATAACTCTCACTAACACATCATCTTCATAGATAAATGTATTTGTGCCATCTGTGTATTCTGTGTACACTGTGCCAGATTCTTTGCTGACTGCTTTAAGTAATTTCATAAGATATAATTTAATTTCAAATATATTATCCTAATAGAAAACTTGTAAGTCCGTGGAGTGCTATACACATTAATGCTAAAAAAAGACCACATATAGTGGCCTTGTTTAGTTGTTATGATATGTTACACTGACATCATGAATTGTAACGCGAAGTATACTCCGATGTATAATGCAAGTACTATTAGCGGTTTGATCTGATTGATTGTATTAGATATGTGTCTCATGATTATATGATTTAGTTAGATTAATAAAATAAGCAGTTTAACGATTTGCTTAGATCGATGCATTATACTATTTCTTTTAAAGCTCTTACGAATGCTGGCAGATTATTAGTATTAGTATAACTACCGTATTTAGCGAAGCATGGCATTGCATCAAACTTAGCTTTTAATTGGTCATATACTTTATCATGATTGTATATGCATTCAACATTCTTATTGTTCATGAATGTTATTACTGTATTAGTTCCAATCAGCGATTTTCTGATTACGAATCTTTTAGTAGTTAATGCTACTTGTGGTGCTGCTGCTGCAGCTGCTGTTGATTTTGACATAGTTATTAAATTAAATTATAAAGATCTTAATTAATCTTCATATATATTATCAACATCATATTCTTGTAAGTCCGTGAACATAACATCTTATTAAGATCGTAGTAACTCCGTGCGAGTGCTATACATACGCATAAGGTAAAAGCTAAATCCTATTACGACATCACGCACGTATGACTCACATCATCAACCCAAAAGCTAAAAAGTTGGGGGACCCGGCAAAATGAAAAGCGTTTTCCTTTTCGAAAATAAAAATAGAAATTAGGTAGTAACACAATAATTCTCTACATCTCATCAAATTCACCCAGGCCCAAAAAATTTTTTTTAATATTTTTTTTACAACGCATAATATTATGGACAGAACAAGTCATATTGTCTATAATATAACACATAACCATTATAATGGCCATTTATGCTGTTTTAAGGCACTTTTAACCAGTATAGTGGCTAATGTAAATATTTACTTTTTCGTGTGATTAGAGAGAGTATATATTACTCGTTAAAAATTAGCTATGGCATTTCAATTAAGAAGTCAATCTTTAGAAAATCAGTCACCTTTATTAAAGCAAAAACTTTCTCCAAAAGCGGCTAAGGCCAAAGCGGAGAGAGATCTTGCCTATGCTAAAACTGACGACAGACGAAAGAAGAAGGCACACTCACAGAGAATGCGTAGAAAAGATCCTGCAGGAAAAGGTAAGGATTGGGATCACGAAGATGGAAGATGGGAAAGTGTAAAACAAAACCGTGGTAACGAAGGCGAAGGGACTAAAAAAGAGAGTGGCAAGAAATATATAATAAGATAATATGGGAGTTAAAAAAGTAGAACCCACAGCACCTAAGTCTGGTGTTATGAGTAATAAATCTGGGCAAACACCACCAAAGAAAGAAATGATTAAAAGAAAAGATGGTAGTGTGTCTCAAAGAGGTTTATGGGATAATATACGTGCTAATAGAGGTTCTGGAAACAAACCTACAAAAAACATGTTAAAAGAAGAAAAGAAGATTAAGAAAGAAAGTCCTTTAAGAAAGACTGCTGCTTGGACTCGTAAAGAAGGTAAAGATCCTAAAGGAGGATTGAACGCTAAAGGAGTTGCAAGTTATAGAAGAGAAAACCCAGGTTCTAAATTACAGACTGCTGTAACTAAGAAACCTTCAGAATTAAAGGCAGGTAGTAAAGACGCTAAGCGTAGAAAATCTTTCTGTGCTAGAATGTCTGGTATGCCGGGAGCAATGAAGAAACCAAATGGAGAACCAACTAGAAAGAAACTTGCGTTAGACAAGTGGAATTGTTAAACAATTAATTATACATACATGTCTGGAATAATATCATACCCAGTAACTACACCTGAATTAGACGATTTACTGTTAGGTACAGAAATAAAAGAAGATGGCAATACAACCAAGAATTTTCAAATGAATTCTGTTAGAGTTTTATTCGTAGAGAATACACCAATACAGTTTACAGAAGTATTAGTAGCGGCCGATGCTAGTGACAATATAGTGGTAAACGACGGAGAAGAATTGATTTTGCCAATTGGACCAGCTCAGGTAAATATAAATAACCCGGTATCTTTAGCAGCTGACGGAACAATAACTTTTAACGACGCTGGTTTATATACTATAAACGCTACTGCTAGTTTTGGCGTAGGTGGTGATTTGGCATCTCCGCTCATATTGTTGTTAGCAGGATTTCACAATAATACACAAGCCACTCCAACTTACAGTGGATTAGCACAATACCGTTATACACCAAATGTACAACATTATAATATAACAAAAGCTTTTGATGCAGGTGATACATTTGATTTTAGATTAGGTAAAAACGGAACGGACGACGGAGGATTATTTGCTTCTAGCGATACAAGCCCGTTTGAACCAATACCTACATTTAGCATAGTAGTAGAACAAATAAAATTAGTATAACATGGCAATAATCTATAGCTACCCAACGAATACGAATATACTAGCTACAGATCTTGTTATAGGTTCATCAACTAAGGTTGTAAACGGAAAAAATAGGAATGTAACTAAAAACTTTGAGATAGGTAGTATCGCTGAATTCTACAACGAAATAAGCGCTATTGCTATTGCTGGTCAAAGTAATTTCTTTTTTCAAAACAACATTGCTCCAGGTAGAAAAAACGGTTCAATAAGTTTTATAAATGGAGGAGGAACAAATACTTTATTTAATAACATAACAACATTAAGATTAAGTAAGTTTGCTACATCAGGTAATCTTATTATAGACTATATAAACACTTTAGTTAATCAAGCTATTATAATCGCACAATGTGACGACTTAAATAATTTCGGTATATATAAATTCATTAGTATAAGTCCAGTTTCAGGTCAACCTAATTTTGTAGACATCGTATTAGAATCTGTTGGTGCGCATGGAAGTATACTACAAGATAAATTCTATGCCATTGCAGTATATCCAGGTTTTGTTAATCCAGATATTGATCCTATTGTTGGTGATAAAACTTTTGTATACACACAATCGGTACCTTCTACGATTTGGACAATAACACATAATTTAGATAAATTCCCTTCAGTTAGTGTTGTAAACATAAACAATGTTACGATGTACGGAGATGTTGTTTATTTAAACGAGAACGAACTACAAATAGAATTTTCAGCTGGGTTTTCTGGCAAAGCATATATGAACTAATTAATAAAAAAAATAGAAAATGGCAATTAATTTTTTAAATAGCATAAACCTCAATCAAAACGAGTTAATAAAAGCTAGGATTGAGAATCAACCAAATAACACAGCAGCTGGAACAGGTGTAGAGGGACAACTTTACTACGATACTACTTTAGATGTATTAAAAGTTTGGGCAAATGGTGCTTGGGTAGAAGTAGGAGGAGGAGTTACTTCTTTTACGGCTACAGATGGTACGTTTATAAACCTAACGCCTAACACCACACAAGGTGGAGCAGCTACATTAACAGCTGATCTTAGTGCTACTGGAACTCCAGATAGTACAGTATATCTTCGAGGAGATAATACTTGGTCTCCTATAGCCGCAATTCCTGGTACATACACTTGGTCTATTCAAGGTGGAACTGGTGGACCAACTACTGTAAGCTCTGGAACAAACATAACATTTGCAGGTGGTACAAACGTAACTACTTCTTTAGTAGGTAATACGTTAACAATAAACGCAAGCAACGCAAACATTACATTGACAGGAGAAGTAACTGGATCAGGTACAACTTCTATATCTACTACTGTAGCTAATAATGTTTTAGACATTGATAACTTTACTACAGCTACAATCGTAACTGCAGCAGAAGGAATTCCAAACAACGATAACGATACAACGTTACCTACTAGCGCCGCTGTTAAAGCGTATGTCGATGCTTCTGTAGCAGGTGGTTTAATATATCAAGGTGGATATAATGCTTTTACAAATACTCCAAACTTAGACTCACCTCCAACAATCGCTGGTATAAAAAGAGGTTGGACATATACAGTTACAGCAGATGGTCTTTTCTTTACAGAGCAAGTTAGAGTTGGCGATGTATTAATTGCTGAGATTGATACACCTACAACATTAACTGATTGGACTGTAGTTCAAAGTAATATTGATCTAGCTAGTTTAACTCAAGTAGGTATTGGTAATGTGAATTCATTTGGCGGTGGAATTGGTGTTACTTATTCTAATGGTACGGCTTTTGTTTCAAACCTTGATGGAGGTTCTTCTCAGAACATATTTAAAAATATTGCAGTAGGTGGTCAAAACACTATTATAGCTGATTCTAACAACGATACGTTAACTTTCTTATCAGGAACAGGTATAACACTTACTACAAATGATACAACAGACACAATTACGATTACAGCTACACCAGCCGTAACTAATTATGCTACTACAATATCAGTTACATCGACTGTAACACATAACCTAAACACAAAAGATGTTAATGTACAATTATATGATACAGTTACATTTGAAACAATATTCACAGACGTTGCGCGTCCAACAGTTAATACACTTACAGTAACGTTCGCAACGGCACCAACCAACCCTATTAGAGTATTAGTAACGAAGGTTGGATAATTTAATCCAAATTTAATATGAGTCAAAAATTTAAAAGTGACATAGAACTCCAAGCGGGTCTGAGGGATTCTTCAGGCTCCAATGGGACTTCAGGACAAATACTATCTTCGAACGGTTCAACAGTTAGTTGGATTGCTCAAGGTTCTTCAATTGCTAGTGATGTTCAGAACCTAGTCAAAGCGGGTGTCGCTATAAACAAAGGACAAGCTGTATATGTAACAGGTGCTGACGGAACAAATATAATTGTAGGTAAAGCGTCTAACACGTCTGAAGCTACATCATCAAAAACTTTAGGTTTACTTAATGCAACTGTAGCTATTAATGGTATGGCTGACGTTGTACAGATAGGTAGATTAGCTGGATTAAATACAATCGGAGCTATAGTAGGTGATCCAGTATGGTTAGGCACAAATGGTAATCTTATTTATGGATTAATAAATAAACCTTATGCACCTGCGCATTTAGTTTTCCTTGGTATTGTTACTAGGGTAAACTCAAATAACGGAGAGATATTTGTAAACGTACAAAACGGATTTGAACTTAATGAAATACACGATGTTGACTTAAAAACAAATGTTCCTGTAAACGGAGATATACTTGGTTATAACGGCACACTGTGGGTTAATAAAACAATTGCTGGTTGGTTAGGGTATACACCTCAAAACGCGGCAACAGCTATTACTACATCGAATATAGGATCACAATCTGTTAATTATGCTAATACAGCAGGATCAGCAGGTAGTGTTGATTTTAATAACTTAACTAACAAAACAGGAGGTACTGGAACATATCAAACTAGTGGTGACTTTAGAGCACCTATATTCTACGATTCAGATAACACTGGGTATTATGTAGATCCAAACGGAAGTAGTAATTTAAACGTAGTAACTGGAAATGAATTTTATAATTATGGTTGGTTTAGAAACTACAACAGTAATACAGGTTTATATAATCAAGCTAATGGAAATCATATATATTCAATAGGAGGAGCAAGATGGGGCATAACAGGCAATGGAGCTGGCTCAACTATTTATCTTGATTTTTATGGTAATTATCAAACAACATACAGAGGTTCTATTCACGCAGATACTAATAGCTCAATTGGATTTTTAACAAATGATCAAGGTTGGGGACTTAGAGTAGAGACTAATAAGAATGTTCATATTCATGGCACTACACTTTATATTAGTGCAGATGGGCAAAATTCTTCAAACATCATAATGAGAGATGGAGATGAAGGAGATAGACAAATACACTGCAACTCAAATAGAATTGGATTCTTAACGGCAGGCGGAAGTTGGGGTTCTTGGTGTGAAGACAATGGAGCCTGGAGCACACAGACAGCTATGTATTCTCCAATATATTACGACTATGATAACACCGCATATTATGTAGACCCATCAGCTACTAGTAATCTTGTTGGACTAACTGTTACAAATACAATAACTGGCAATATATCTGGCACTGCCGGAAGTTTACTTAGTTATCAAAGTAACTGGGCAAGTACACCAGCCAAAGATAATGTTGTAGGTTTATTAGGTTGGAAAAACTATGGTAATAGTCATGTGATATTTGATGCTTCAGCATCCACTACACCAAGTGGAACGGCTTGTAATAATGCAAATGCACAAGTTGTTTGGTCTAGCACATATCCAACATTAATGGGTTGGAATGGAGCTAATACTTATGGAGTTAGAGTCGACAGCGCAAGAATAGCTGATAGTGCTACTTCTGCAGGAAGTGTTGACTTTAACAACTTAACAAATAAAACAGGTGGAACAGGTACATATCAAACGTCTGGTGATTTTAGAGCACCTGTATTTTATGACAGTAATAATACTGCATATTTTTTAGATCCTAATAGTAATTCAAATATAACTACGTTAGCGTTAAACGGCAATGATAATCAATTAATGATTAATGCTCCAATTAATGGTGCTGCTGGCATTTTTTATAACGAAAACGGAAACCTTAAATGGGAAACTTATCATTTCCAAGGAGCGTTTAGATTCTATAATTATACTACAGCTCAAGAAGAACTTAGTTTAAATAACTCTGGAGGTTTCTTAAGTGCTAGAACATCAATGAGAGCACCTATATTTTATGATTCTGACAATACAGGATATTATTTAGATCCAGCAGGTAGCTCACAATTAAGTACCGTAAGTCTTTCAGCTGGAGCTAAACTGCATCTTGTTAGTCTTTCTGATCCCAACCACTATTTACGATACCAAAATGCTGGATTCAGCGGGGTGACAATTGACGGACCACAACTAAGTGGTCATCAAGGCGGAGAACTGGCAACTAATTTAGGTGGCGACAACTGGAGTCTGCGTTGGGACTACAGCGGTAACACGTTCTCAAGAACTAGTTCTAGGTCACCTATATTCTACGATTCAGATAACACAGCATATTACGTAGACCCATCAGCAACAAGTAATCTTGTAGGTTTAACAGTAGCAAATACAATAACTGGTAATATAACAGGTTCTGCTAGTTTTGCTGACGATGCAAATTTTGCTAATGTCGCTGCAACTGCCAATATTGCTGAACAAGCCAGAAGGATTGATAATCCAAATAGAACAAACTTTACAGTAGGAGGTAACGCAAGTACTTTTTACCCTGTAGCTATTTATACTGGAGCAAGCGCAACAGATAAACAGTATGCTGAATTCATGATAGAAAGAGGTGGTTACGAAGATCCTGGATTTACTGGTGTTGGGTTTAGTACGTTTAATGCTAGATTCTCATTTAAACCTACAGGTTGGGGTTATGGAGCAAGTTATTTTAATTTAGAGCAATTAACATCAACAACAACCTGCCTTGGTAATTATATTGATCAATATGAATCTTCTCAAGCTATAATATGGTTACGTGGCGGAACGACATATTGGATATATTCTATAGTAGGTAATATTACTATGGTGTATGCTAATTCAGCTGGAGGTGATTATGTGATGTCATACGGTACTTATACACCAATAACATCTCCAGTAGCAAAAGCACAATATGCTAAATATCAAGACAGTACTATGCTAGTTCAAGGTTCTTTATTGTCTGGTACAGATATGAAAGCTCCTGTCTTCTACGATAGTAACAACACTGGTTATTATTTAGACCCAGCTAGTACATCTGTTTTATCTGCAATAGATACAGGTAACGTTGGAGCATATAATAGATTTAGAACTTGGACAGAATTAACCGGATCTCATGGATTTTATTCTAGTATTAACCAAGCACATATTTATCCAAACAACAGTAGTTATGGATCTTGGAAAATAGAAGGAAGTAGAAATGGATGGGCAGGTATAGAAATGCAGTATGGATCAAATGGTAACGTTAGTTTTATGACTAATAGTACTTCTGGAGAATCTGGTATGCATAATAATTCTAACGGTTGGCAAATGAGATGGACTTCTGGTGGCTTATTTAGTGGCACTGGTGCTTATGGTGGTGGCGAACAAAGAGTTCTTAACGAAAATCAATGGATAAATAGTAAATACTTCGACAGTGGTGGAAGAATTTATGGTACAGTATTCATGGATGCTAATGACTCCGCTTTCTATTTTGATGGTAGCGATACAGGTGATTCAATTAGAGTAGCAGGTGACATTGTAGCATATTACTCTGACGAAAGACTTAAAGACAAGAAAGGTAATATAGAAAATGCTTTAGATAAAGTGTTATCATTAAACGGTTTTTATTACGAACCAAACGAAAAAGCACAAGCTTTTGGATATAAGAAAAAACTAGAAGTTGGTTTATCAGCACAGGAAGTTGAAGCGGTATTACCAGAGATAATTAAAGACGCACCAATAGGACACGGATATAAAACTCTTGATTATGGTAAATTAACACCTCTATTGATAGAAGCAATAAAAGAACAACAACAACAAATAAACGATTTAAAAGAATTAGTAAATAAATTAATAAATAAATAAAAATTATGGAATACACTTGGGCAGTAACAGATATGAAAACAATTGACGCTGATGGCGTTGAAAATGCTGTAGTACAAACTTATTGGACAAAAACAGGTACAGATGAAAATGGTGATCAAGGCGTGTTTGCAGGAGCAACACCTTTTCCTTTAACATCTATTGATCCTGAAAAATTTATCCCTTACGATCAATTAACAGAAGCTGAAGTTATCGCTTGGATTCAAGCAGTAGTCGTTGGGTCTTATGAAGAACATGTTAACGCTCAGATTGAAAAACAAATTGAAGCTAAAAACATCCATGATCCAGGTTTACCTTGGGGAACACCTCCAACTCCAACACCTACTCCACCTGAACCAGTTGTTGAAGCAAAAGTAAAAAAATAATACCATGGCTTTACCTACTAGCGGACCATTAAGTTTTTCAATGATAGCAGGTGAGTTAGGAACTGAAACACCTAACTCATTGAGAGCTATGTCTAGCGCTGTTGGGTTTTCAGAACCTGACTATGTAAGTGAATTTTATGGGTATGGTCCAGGCGGAGGATTGACTTTATTTTATATAACTGATCAAAAGGGTAGTTCTGAGGAAATTTGTAATGACAATCCATCATGTTGTACACAAGCTTGGCATAATGGATCTAATCCTTTACCTGATGTTGGTGATTTTGTATATGCTGACGTAGCTGGAACATCACCATTAACGTACAACAGACGTAGTCCATATCGTGGAATTCAAACAGGTGAATGTGATCCAGCATATATTTGGATGATAGTAAGTACTTTTAATAATGGAGAAGTAGCAGTTACTGGATCGTGCTTTTAATTAAAAAATAAATTAATAAATAATGAGTAATAAAGAAAAAGTAGATCTGTTTTTAAATAAATGGGTTAGTAGAAAATTAACTGTGTTTGTAATTGCTTCAGCAGGATTATTTTATGGAAATCTTACATCTACTGATTGGGTTATTGTTGCAACTTCTTATATAACAATAGAAGGAGTTACAAATATTGTTGAACGTCTAATGAAAACTAAAAATGTCTAACACGGATCTTAAACTTTACACGCTAAATAGTATAACTATGGCATTAAGCTTTTCAAACTTAGAAAATACTTTAAAAATAATGTTGTTAATAACATCGATATTTTACACTATTCTAAAAACAGTAGAAACACTAAGAAACAAGAAAAATGACAACAAAACAGATTAAATCTAAATATGGTGAGCCTAATGTAATTGGAGAGAACTATTTAGTAACAATAATGTTACCTTATCCGATGCGTTTAGCTTGGGACAATGACACTGTTGTAACAAAGATGAGATGTCACAAATTAGTTTCTGGTAGATTTTTAGCAGTGTTTAATGAAATACACAGAGTATATGGTTATGCTAAAATAAAAGAACTAGGAATTGATTTGTTTGGAGGTTGTTTTAATTATAGAAAAAAACAAGGAGGCACAAGTTTATCTATGCACGCTTGGGGAATAGCCGTTGATTTAGATCCAGTTAGAAACCAATTGCACGAAACACATAAAACAGCAAGGTTTGCAAGGCCAGAATATAAAGCTATGATTGATATATTTTACAAGCATGGGTTTATATCTTTAGGTAGAGAAAAGAATTACGATTGGATGCATTTTGAAATAAAAGAATAAAACTATGAAATATATTTTAATATTATTATCTACATTGTTTTTTGCCTGTGGTGCAAGAAAAGTAAACAAACAAGAAAAAGTAGAAGAAAAAACAACAGTAGAAGTTGTAACGAAAAAAGACTCAGTAATTGAAGTTGTTAAAACAGAGATTAAATATGATGTAGAAACACACGAAATAGAAGTAACCGCAATTGATTCAACAAAAGAATTTGTAGTTGAAGGAAAGAAGTATTTTAACGCGCGTATTAAGATCAAAAAGAAAAAAGACAACACTATATACTCTGAAGACAATAAAGTGTCTAAAACAAGCTTAGAACAGTCTAAAACAGTAGTTAAAGAACTTAAGAAAGATAAAGTTAAAACAGTTGATAAAAAAGCTAGTTATGCTTGGATCTCGTGGTTATTGATTTTATTATTAATACTTTATACAATATGGAGAAATAGAAGAAGACTCATTGGTTTATTGTAAAAGTTACAAAAAACGAGTGATATATACAATATATAAATTTAATCAAATAAAAAATGTCAGAAGCAATAGTTAAAAATCTAAGTTTCGGTACCGAAGCTAGTGAGAAAGTATTTGAAGGAATAAAGAAACTAACAATGGCTGTTAGTTCAACACTAGGTGCTAGTGGTAAGTGTGTTCTTTTAGAAGATCAGTTTGGAAAACCAGTTATAACAAAAGATGGTGTTACAGTAGCTGACTCTATAATTCTATTAGATCCTGTTGAAAACATGGGAGCAACACTATTAAAAGAAGCTGCTAGAAAAACAGTAAGAGAAGCAGGTGATGGTACAACTACCGCGACTGTTCTTGCTCATGCTATTTTAAAGAACGCTTATGCTGTTGAAAATCCAAATGCTAGAAAAATTAAAGAAGGTATAAACAAAGCTGTTGATAAAGTTATAAAATACCTTGAAGACATATCTATAACCGTAGAAGGTGATATGTTAGATCAAATTGCAACTATATCAACTAATAACGACCCGGAACTAGGTAAGTTAGTTGGAGATGCTTTTAGATCTGTAGGAAACACAGGGATAGTTATGATGGAAACATCTGCTGATCCAGAGTGTAGTCTACAAGTAGTTGAAGGAGTTCAATGTGATATGGGATTAACAAACTCTCATTTCATTACTAATCAAAAAAACAAGACGGCAGAACTAGATAATCCATTAGTATTACTAATAGAATCTCCAGTAGATAGTATAAGACAGATACAGTCTGTTTTAGAATACGTGATAAAAAATAATAAATCATTGCTTATAATTGCAGATTTAGACCAAGTGGTTTTATCTACATTAGCTATGAATAAATCAAAAGGTAACATAAAGGTAAACGTTATAAACGCTCCTACTTTTGGTGTTAATAGAAAAGAAATATTTGATGATTTAGCTTTGTTAACTGGAGCTACTTTAATCAACGAAGATCTAGGAGATGACTTAGATTTAATACAACCAGAATTACTAGGTACTTGTTTAAAGAGTATTACTAATCATGAAGAAACAATACTTCACGTGGAAGAGAGTTCTGAAGAAATATTAAATATTATAGATGATATTAAAAAATCATTACTAGAAAAGAATAGTAGTAATACTGTTATTAAACTAGAAAAAAGATTAGCACGTTTAACAGCTAAGATTGCTGTTGTAAAAGTTGGTGCTAATTCTGAGATAGAACTAAAAGAAAAAGCAGATAGAATAGAAGATGCAATCTGTGCTACAAAAGCTGCTATTAAAGAAGGTATTGTGCCAGGTGGAGGAATCGCTTTATTAAACGCTGCTCATAGTATAGATAGTTTTTCTGATGGTGAAGAAATATTACTAAATTCAATTAGAGCACCTTTTAATACAATATTAGATAACGCTGGAATAGAATATGCACCATTAGAATCATTTTCAAAGATTGGATATGGTCTTGATGTAATAACAGGTAAAACTGTTAACATGATTGATGCAGGAATTATTGACCCTTTATTAGTTACTAAAAGTGCTTTAAGAAACGCTGCTTCTGTAGCTACTACCATATTATCAACTGATTGTGTAATTAATAATTTAAGAGCATAATGAGAGCGATAGGTAAAACACTACTGATAAAGAAAATAAAAGAAGGTACTACTGAAACAAAAGGAGGACTTCTATTAGCCGAAAACCATAGAGAAGATATTAGATATGTAGAAGCTGTAGTTTGGAAAGTAGGAGACGAAGTAGTAGGTATAAAAGAAAACGATCATATATTCTTTGATAGACATGCTGGACATAAGATTGAACCAGATAAAGAAACATATTATGTAATTAAGGTAACTGATGTAGTTGTAGTATTATGACGAGAATAGAACCTACTGATATAAAGAAAATAGGTCTATTAAAGCATTACAGAATAATAAGAAAATGGGCTTGTAAAAACAATGGTTTATCCGACGCAGATTTAGAGTTATTGATTTACCTTGACTGTATGGAGTTTTTTACAAAACAAGATTTTAAAACAGGTACTTATACATATAGTTGGAATAATAGGCGCTGGAACAATTTGTTAAAAGAAGGTTGGATAACGGTTTGGAGAGAACGAAACCATACAACTCAGAAATACAATATATATAAAGTTTCTTTCAAGTGCAAACAGCTAATAAGTAAAATGTACCGTATAATGTTAGGTATAGAAGATATACCAACAAGTCATAGAAACTCAATAATGAGTGGTAAAACATATACTGACACAGTAATGATTACTGCTATAGAAAATACAAACAAAGATAAAACAAGAAACAATGGATTTTAAAACTAAAAATAGCCCAATGAAACAAAGTATTGTAGATCCTTCTATGATGCAACCAGACAATATGGATCCTATGCAAACTCCTTATGGTCAAGTTAGAAGTATGAAACCTGGATTACAATATAACAACATAAACCCAAAAGCCATTAGTAACCAAGACACAGTACAAGGTGTTATGGGTAAACCAATGATGAATACTCCGTTTATGCAAATGACAGATCCTTTGACTGGGCAATCGATAGATCCTACTATGGATCAATCAACAAATCAACCTGTTATGCCACCAGCTGGAGTTCAAACGAGCATTACACCTGGTTACGGGTTAAACAACTACTAACAGTAAAAAATAAGAAAATGAATTTAAACGAAACAAAGCATCCTACTACGGTTTTTGATAGAGAAGCTAAAATGTCTGGAGTTGGAGCAAACGCTCTTTGGAATGGTCCTTTTGACACAACTGGTTATCCAAAAGGAAAAGGATCTAGTTCTGGTAAAGACGGTATAAAACTTAGATTTGATGATCCTAAGCCTTGTGAATGTGGTGTTCCTATCACATCAAGAGCTAAAATGAGATAATCATGTCTTTAGGTATTATAAATAAAAATACTGGTTCTCCTTTTATGTTAAGGAGAAGTATTGTAAACCAAGGAGGTCAAGGTGGTGCTTACGAGTCTGGTGGTTTCAATCCTGAAGCAACTTACTCTGATGGTGGTGCTGCTGAAGCAATAGCTTCTGTTGGTAAAGTTGTTGGTGCGGCTATATCTTCTAGAACTGCTGGTGATGAAAACAAAAGTGATATTGCTAAGTCAGAAAGAATAAACAAGAGAACAGAAAAAATAAACAGTAAAATATCTGATTCTAGCACAGACGCTGAAAAAGCAAAAGCTAGTAAAAAAACAGGTAGATTAACTGAAAGAAAAAACAAAGTAGATTCAAGAATAAAAGAATACAATGAATTTGTAAAACCTACTTTGGCTTCTGACGTTAAAAAAATTTAAACAAAGAATTATGGCTTTTAAAATGTCTGGTCCACCTTATAATATCGATAATACTCCTATATACAGTACAGATATGGACGATAACGTTTTAGGAATGGCACAATCAAACGGTACTATATTAATTAATAAGAATGTATCTCCTTTAGAGTTAAAGAAAAATAAAACTATATCCCACGAGAAAGTTCATATCGATCAAATGAAGAGAGGTGATCTAGCATACGACGATAAAACAGTTACTTGGAAAGGAAAGAAATATCTTAGATCTAAAATGAAAGAAGGAGCTAAAAATTTACCTTGGGAAAAAGAAGCTTATGCAAAACAAGGAAAAAACATAAAAAGTAAATAATACGTGTGATATATATATTAATACTAATCTAATTAAATACATACACTATGAGAAATTTATTTATTATTACAATGTTAGCTTTTTCTTTATTTTCTAACGCTCAGAAAATTACACCTAAATTTTTAGAAGGAACTTGGGAAACAGAATTCCACAATGTTGAATTTAAAATATTAGATAAAAAAGAAATTAAAATAACAATAACTTTAAAAGATTCTAACGAAGAAGTTAAAGTAGTTAGATACAAAATACATGATAACGCTCTATACTTTGAAACTTATTATGCTAAAAATAACTGGAAATCTACAAATAAATTAGTAACAATGGACGATAACACTATGGTTGCCGATGTTTTTTCAGATTCTAGGGATATATTAATTTACGAAAGAAAATAACTTAACAAAAACAAAAAAATGGCTTACAAACAAACACCAGGTAGAGGCAATAGTAAAAAGACTGGATCAGGAATTTCTCCTATGTTAATGGGAGGTTCACCAATGTATCAAGAAAAGAAAAAAGATCCTTATTCAGGTAAAACTTTTAGAGAACTAGGTAGTGAAATCGAAAACTTTGCTGCAGAAAACAAAAAAAGAATAGCTTCTGAAATGGTTGCTAAATCAGACAGTACTTCGGCTGCTAATAACGCTATGAAACTAGACAAAACATTATCTAAAAAAATGGCTGGTAGAATAGGTAACGAAGCTGCTAATAAAACTAGATCTGAGAAAAAAATACCAAGAGTAAACAGAGGAAAGTACACAGATGGTGGTTACATGACTCCATCAAAATTTGGAGACACATACGATAGACAGGGTCAATTAGAGCGTGATTTCCCAACTAGTTTAGTAACCGCTTTTAGAAAAGCTTCTCCAACTAGACAGATGTCAAAACTTAAATCTGGTAAATCTCCAGCTAAACAAGTTTCTAAGATGCCAAGTAAAAGTGCAGAGGGTGAAAAAACACATCAAGACAGAATGGGCAAAATGACGACTGCCGACCGTGAAAGAATTAAAACAGGTTCAAAACGTCCAGAAGGTAGAAGTTTAGATAAAAACGGAACTGCCGCACGACCAAAAGCTGATAAAAAAGCTCCAATGAAAATGAAAAAATGCTAAATGAAAAATATATCTACAAAAGGTTATAAAAGAAATAGTCCAGATAAAGACAACTCTTATAATATTATACCGAGCGGAGATATAACTATGGAAGATGTAGATTTTCCAGTATTAGGCATAGACAATAAAGGAAATAAAAAAGTAATGAAACCAGGAAGCAATTATAAGTTTCCTGGTGACGTTGTTTTAGAGGTACCAATGAAAAAACAAAGTTTATACAACAAAATATTTAAAAAATAGCAGGTGGGAGGTAAGGTATCTCACGAGTCTCATAAGCTCGCTTAAACTGGTTCGACTCCAGTACGTTGCTACTAATACTAATAATTAAATTAAATAAAAATGGCAAAAGCAAAAAAGATTACAAAAGAACAATTAGAAAAAATCGTTTCTCAACAAAAAGACTTAAACACCTTGTTAACAAACATCGGTGTATTAGAAGCTCAAAAACATTCTCTATTACATCAGGTTGCTGAAGTTAACAAAGAAGTTGAAGAGTTTAAAACTGTTTTAGAGTCTGAGTATGGAGCTATCAATATTAATTTAGAAGATGGTAGTTATGAAGAAATAGAAAAACCTAATGAGTAATAATGTTATAAGAAAGATAAGCATTGGCGCAGATTACAAAAATGAAGCAATGCATTATTCTATAGGACAATCTGTTTATGGAGGTCATGAAATTGCTTATATAAAACTAGACAATGAAGATCATTCGTATAACATATATATTAAAAAAGGAGACGAGGTAATGCCGTGGAAGAAATTTAATTCAAACATGGCAATATCCGTTGAGTATGATTTAGAATACTAATGAGAAGTGTATTTGATTTTATCGTTAAACCAGTAGGTGATAGGTACGATAACAAAATTAAAGTAGAAGGAAAAGATCTTATACTAAATACAAAAATAGAAAGTTTTAAATCTGTGAATAATTTAGCGGAGGTTGTTGCAATCCCGCTAGCTTATTCGACTGACATTAAAGTTGGTGATCTAGTAATAATACATCATAATGTTTTTAGAAGATTCTATGACATAAGAGGTAATCAAAAAAACAGTAGATCATACTTCATGGAAGATTTATATTTTTGTAATGTGGATCAGATATATTTATATAAGACAGATAAGAAATGGAAAGCACTTGGAAACAGGTGTTTTATAAAACCATTAAGGAATAAAGATAAATTTGAGTTAGATAAAGAACAAAAGCTTATTGGTATATTAAAATATGGAAATAGTTCTTTAGAAGCACTTAAAATCAACGAAGGAGACTTAGTTGGTTATACTCCACTTGGAGAGTTTGAATTTATAGTTGATGGACAAAGACTATACTGCATGAAATCTAATGATATTGTAATTAAATATGAATATAAAGGAAACGAAACAGAATATAATCCAAGCTGGGCACAAAGCAGTACTTGAGTTAATAAAGGTTGCTGAAGAAGCTATTATAGAAAATGGCGAAGATGATTTATCTGCTGATAAATTAAAAAATGCAGCAGCAACTAAAAAACTAGCTATATTTGATGCTTTTGAAATATTAAGTAGAATACAAGAAGAAGAAAAACTATTACTTGATGTTGAAAAAGAAACTGAGACTAAAGTTTTTAAAGGTTTTGCAGAAGGGAGATCTAAGTAATGTACGAGCAAAGTTTATATAAAATAGTAGATGCTCATATAAAACCTAGTGTTTTAAAACAAAACAACCGTCTTAAAAAATGGAAATATGGGTATGATAAGGATTATGACATGGTTGTTATTAGTAAGACTGGAAAGATTGGTGAGATACTTGAAATCCAAGACTTAAAAATAGCATTACCATTAGCAGAAGATACTTACTCTAGATCTAATAAAAAAGAAGATCAATACTGGGAACAAATGGAGTTTCCAAAAGAAATAAGTAAAATAAAAAGCACATTCGATTGGAATAGACAGCCAGAGGTTTTTAAAGACAGATGGTATGACTACATAGACAACGAGTTTAAATACAGAGAAGAAGGTTTATTCTTTTATAACAACGGAAAACCTACTTATATAACAGGTACGCATTACATGTACTTACAGTGGAGCAAGATAGATATTGGTGCCCCAGACTACAGGGAATCAAACAGGTTATTTTTTATATTCTGGGAAGCTTGTAAAGCAGATCCAAGATGTTATGGTATGTGTTACCTTAAAAACAGACGTTCTGGTTTTTCTTTTATGTCTTCTTCTGAACTAGTTAATCTAGCGACTATATCTAGTGATTCTAGATTTGGTATTCTATCAAAATCTGGAGCAGATGCTAAAAAAATGTTTACAGACAAAGTAGTTCCAATTTCAATTAATTATCCTTTCTTTTTTAAGCCTATCCAAGATGGTATGGATAGACCAAAAACAGAGTTAGCATATAGAGTTCCGGCTTCTAAGTTAACTAGAAAGAAACTAGATTCTAACGAATCTTTAGAAGAAATGGAAGGTCTTGATACAACCATTGACTGGAAGAATACTGGAGACAATAGTTATGATGGTGAAAAATTAAAACTATTAGTTCATGATGAAAGTGGTAAATGGGAAAAACCTGATAATATATTAAACAACTGGCGTGTAACAAAAACAACACTAAGGTTAGGTAGTAGAATTATTGGTAAATGTATGATGGGTTCTACTTCTAATGCTTTAGATAAAGGTGGTGAAAATTTTAAGAAATTATACTACAACTCTGATGTTACAAAAAGAAACCGTAATGGACAAACTAGTTCAGGATTATATAGCTTGTTTATACCTATGGAGTGGTCCTACGAGGGATTCATTGATACTTATGGCTTACCTGTATTCGATAATCCAGAAAAACCAGTTAAAGGAGTAGATGGTAACTATATTGAATACGGTGTTATAGAACATTGGCAAAATGAAGTAGATGGTTTAAAATCTGATCAAGATGGTTTAAATGAATACTACAGACAGTTTCCAAGAACAGAACAACATGCGTTTAGAGATGAGGCAAAGCAATCTTTGTTTAATCTTACAAAAATATATGAACAAATAGATTATAATGAAGATTTAAGAAATACAAACATTATAACTAGAGGAAGTTTCCAATGGGAAAATGGCATACCAGATACTAGGGTTATATTTAATCCAAATAAAGATGGTAGATTTTTAGTATCTTGGATTCCACCAGTTCATCTTCAAAACAATATTATAATTAAAAACGGTGTCAAATATCCAGGCAATGAGCATTGTGGTGCTTTTGGATGCGACCCTTACGATATATCAGGAACAGTAGACGGTAAAGGATCTAATGGTGCTTTAAGTGGTTTAACTAAGTTTTCAATGGAAGATGTTCCACCAAGTAGTTTTTTCTTAGAATATATAGCTAGACCACAGACTGCTGAGATATTCTTTGAAGAAGTATTAATGGCTTGCGTATTTTACGGAATGCCTATATTAGCAGAGAATAATAAACCTAGATTACTTTTTCATTTTAAAAGAAGAGGTTATAGAGGCTACTCAATGAACAGACCAGATAAATCTTGGAATAATTTATCTATAACAGAAAGAGATATTGGAGGCATTCCAAACTCAAGTCAAGATATAAAGCAAGCTCACGCAGCTGCTATAGAATCTTATATAGAAGAATATGTTGGATTAAAAGAAACAGGTTATGGTGATATGTATTTTAACAGAACACTTAATGACTGGGCAAGATTCAACATAAACGATAGAACAAAATTTGATGCTTCTATTAGTTCTGGTCTAGCGATAATGGCGTGTAACAAAAGCAAATACACTCCAAATGCTCCTTTGGTAAGAAGGGTTTATGATTTAGGAATTAAAAAATATGATAACACAGGTTCTTCATCAAAAATAAATAAGTAAATGAAAGTATACACAAATACAGATAGTTCGTTCCCAAGTCAGGTAGTACCTGATTCTGTAAAGGCTTCAGAAGATTATGGTCTGCAAGTCTCACGCGCTATAGAACAAGAATGGTTTGATCAAGGAAGGACTACACAGAATAGATACACTTCTAATTGGAATAACTTTCATCAATTAAGATTATATGCAAGAGGAGAGCAATCAGTACAGAAATATAAAGATGAATTATCTATAAACGGAGATTTATCTTACTTAAACATCGACTGGAAACCTGTTCCTGTTGTTTCAAAGTTTGTTGATATTGTAGTAAATGGAATGTCGCAAAAAACATACGACATAAAAGCATACGCTCAAGATCCAGAATCTTTAAAAGCAAGAACATCTTATGCTCAATCTATTTTGAGAGATATGTATTCTCAAGATTTGATAAACAAAGCAAAAGATTTAACTGGTAAAGATTTTAATGCATCTCCATTACCTCAAGACGAGTTACCAGAGACTAAAGAAGAATTAGATTTACACATGCAACTTTCTTACAAACAATCTATCGAGATTGCTGAAGAAGAAGCTATTAATAATGTTCTTGCGAACAACAAGTGGGATTTAACAAGAAGAAGATTAAATTACGATCTAACAGTATTAGGAATAGCTTGCGTTAAAACAAACTTTAACACTAGTGAAGGTATTAGAACAGAATACGTTGATCCAGCTTATTTAGTTTACTCTTATACAGAAGATCCAAACTTTGAAGATATATACTATGTTGGAGAAGTAAAAGCAGTTACAATACCTGAGTTAAAAAAACAATTCCCTGGTATCTCAGAAGAAGAGTTGCAGAGAATACAGAATATGCCTGGTAACAGACAATATATAACAGGTTGGGGTAACTACGATGAAAACACAGTTCAAGTACTATACTTCGAATATAAAACATATATGAACCAAGTTTTTAAAATAAAACAAGGTGAAAATGGTTTAGAAAAAGCAATAGAAAAAACAGATGATTTTAATCCTCCACCAAATGATAACTTTGAAAGAGTGTCAAGAAGTATAGAGGTTTTATACACTGGAGCAAAAATATTAGGTACAAATCAAATGATCGAATGGAAACTGTCTGAGAATATGACAAGACCATACGCTGATACTACTAAAGTAGAAATGAACTACGTTATATGTGCTCCTAGAATTTATAAAGGTAGAGTAGATTCATTAGTTAATAGAATTACAGGCTTTGCCGATATGATTCAATTAACACACTTGAAGTTACAACAAGTTATGTCTAGAATAATACCAGATGGTGTGTTCTTAGACGTAGATGGTTTAGCCGAAGTTGATCTAGGTAATGGTACTAATTATAATCCTGCAGAAGCACTTAATATGTATTTCCAAACAGGTAGTATAGTTGGTAGATCAATATCGCAAGACGGTGGTTTAAATCAAGGTAAAGTACCTATCCAAGAATTATCAAGTTCTTCTGGTCAAGCTAAAATAGCAGCGCTTATACAAACTTATCAATATTATTTACAAATGATAAGAGATGTGACCGGACTAAACGAAGCAAGAGACGGTAGTGCTCCAGAAAGAGACGCTTTAGTAGGTATTCAAAAGATGGCCGCTAATGCATCAAATACTGCTACTAAGCATATTTTACAAGCGAGTTTATATTTAACTCTTAGAACATGCGAGAACATCTCTCTTAGAATAGCAGACTGTTTAGACTTTCCATTAACAGCTAAAGTATTAGAACAAAGTATAACAACATACAATACTTCTACTTTAAGAGAAATAAAAAGTTTAAATCTTCATGATTTTGGTATATACTTAGAATTAGAACCAGATGAAGAAGAAAAAATGATGTTAGAACAAAACATACAAGTTGCTTTACAAAGCGGTACAATAGATCTGGATGATGCTATCGATATTAGACAGATCAAAAACTTAAAGTTAGCTAATCAACTTTTGAAACTTAGAAAAACTAAGAAACAAAAAATGGTACAAGAGCAACAAATGGCAAATATAAATGCTCAAGCTCAAGCTAATCAACAAACCGCTCAACAAACAGCTTTATTTGAAGTTCAAAAACAACAAGCTCTAACACAAGAGACTATTAACATAGAAAGAGCAAAAGCAGATTTCGCGTTAGAGAAACTTCAAACAGAAATGCAATTAAAACAACAATTGCTAGAACAAGAGTTTCAATATAATATGCAACTAGCTCAGTTAGATTCTCAAACAAAAACACAAGGGTTACAATTAGCAGAAGACAGAAAAGACGCTAGAACTAAAATTCAAGCAACACAAGCTTCAGAGTTAATAAACCAAAGAAACACAAACTCTCTGCCAGTTAATTTTGAATCATCAGGATTTAATGGATTAGAAGATTTTGCAATGCAATAAAAACAAATTATTTAATTATATTATATTATGTCAGAAATTATTAAACAAGAAGGTGATTTTAAAATCCAAAAAAGAAAACCAAAAAACTTAAATGCAGAACAAAGTTTAACTAAGGTAGATTTATCTGTACCTGCAAAAGAAGCAGATGTAACGAAAGTAGTAATACCTAATACATCTGAAGAAACTCCTGTTGAACAACCAGAAGTAATTGTTGTAGAAAACACCGATGAAACTGTTGTTATGGAAGAAATTCCAAATGAAGTTGTTGAAACTCCAGAACCAGTAGTTGAACCAGTTATTACTCAAAAAGTATTACCAGAAAACATTGAAAAATTAGTTTCTTTCATGGAGGAAACAGGTGGTACAGTTGAGGATTATGTTAGACTTAACACTGATTATTCAAATGTAAACGAATTAACGTTACTAAAAGAATATTATACAAACACAAAAACTCATTTAGATAAAGAAGAAATTGATTTCTTAATTGAAGATAATTTTTCTTATGATGAGGATTTAGAAGAAGAGCGAGATATTAGAAAAAAGAAACTCGCCTTCAAAGAAGAGGTTGCTAAAGCCAAAAAACATTTAGAGTCTATAAAAGATAAATACTACGATGAGATAAAACTTAAACCGGGTATGAATCAAGATCAAAAAGAGGTTTTTGACTTTTTCAATAGATACAAGAAGAACGAAGACGAAGCCAAACAGCGACACGACAAGTTCAAGAATGAAACTAAAAGCTTATTTACTAACGATTTCAAAGGTTTTGAATACTCAGTTGGTGAAAAAAGATTTAGATATGGTATTCAGAACAACGATCAAATTGCTGAAAAACAGTCTGATATTAACAATTTTATAGGGAAGTTCCTTGATAAAGATGGAAATGTTAATGATGCTGCAGGTTATCACAAAGCTTTATACACTGCTATGAATTCAGATAAAATTGCTCAACACTTTTATGAGCAAGGAAAAGCTGATGCGGTTAAAGAAGTTGTTAGCGGATCTAAGAACCAATCTATAAACCAACCAAGGCAAGCGCCTGGTGAAGTTTTTATTAATGGTTTAAAAGTTAAAGCTATCAGTGGTTTTGATTCTTCTAAATTAAGAATACAAACAAAGAAATTTAACAATTAAAAATTACGATTATGTCAGCAATGGTTAACTCGATTACAGGGACACCTTACGGTACCCTTAAACCGTCTCAAAAACAACAAGCTTTAGAGACAAATTACCTAAACTTCACGGATGGAAGTGGTAATGATTTCGCACAACAATACTTACCAGAAGTATACGAAGCAGAAGTAGAACGTTATGGAAACAGAACTTTATCTGGATTCTTACGTATGGTTGGTGCTGAAATGCCAATGTCTTCTGACCAAGTAGTTTGGTCTGAACAAAACAGATTACATATTGCATATAACAATGTTACTTGTGCAAGTGCTACTACTTTAACATTCGTTACAGGTGGAACAGGAATTAACTTTGTAAACAATGTTATTTCTGTAGGTCAAACTTTAGTAGTTATGAGTCCTTCTACAGGAAAAGAACTTAAAGTTTATGTAACAGCTTCTACTGCAAATGCTACAACTGGAGCAGGTGGATCTACAAACCCAGCTGTAATCACAGTTAAACCTTACACTCAGTTAGATTTAACTACTGGTGCAGGAAACGCAGTTAACTTCGCTGGAGCAACAGACCTTAAAATATTCGTTTACGGTTCTGAATTTGCAAAAGGTACTACAGATGCTACTATTAACTCTGTAACACCTTCTTTCACTCAGTACAGTAACTCTCCAATCATCATCAAAGAAAGATACCAAATCTCTGGATCTGACACTGCTCAAATCGGTTGGGTTGAAGTTGCTACAGAAGATGGTACTAGCGGTTTCTTATGGTACTTAAAAGCAGAATCTGAAACAAGATTACGTTTTGAAGATTACTTAGAAATGTCAGTTATTGAAGGTGAATTAGTTGGTGGTGGTTCTACATTAGGAAGCAACAACATCAAAGGTACTCAAGGTTTATTCTCTGCTGTTAAGCAAAGAGGAAATGTTGTGAACAACTTTACAGCTGCTGGAGGTTTGAATGATTTTGATTCTATCTTAAAAGGTTTAGATACTCAGGGAGCAATTGAAGAAAACATGTTCTTCTTGAACAGAGCTACTTCTCTTGATTTTGATGATATGTTAGCTGGAGTAGGTGCTCCTACAACTGGAGTATACCAAGGAGGTAGTTCTTACGGTTTATTTGAAAACTCTGAGCAAATGGCGTTAAACTTAGGTTTCTCTGGTTTCCGTCGTGGATCTTACGATTTCTACAAAACTGACTGGAAATACTTAAACGATGCTTCTACTCGTGGAGGTATGGCTACTACTTCAATTGATGGTATCTTAGTTCCTGCTGGAACTTCTACAGTATACGATCAACAATTAGGAACAAATATCCGTAGACCTTTCTTACACGTTCGTTATAGAGCTTCTCAAGCTGACGACAGAAGAATGAAATCTTGGATCACTGGATCAGTTGGTGGTGCTTACACTTCTGACTTAGATGCAATGCAAGTACACTTCTTATCTGAAAGATGTTTAGTTACTCAAGGTGCTAATAACTTCGTGTTATTCACTTCATCTGCATCGTAGATTAAAAATAGGTTATATTACCCTCGTTGAAACTACGGGGGTAATAAATACCTTTAATTAGAAATATTAAATTATATTATATCATGGCAATAAAAGCAAAAACACCAATAAAAAAAGAATTAGATACAGTTACAGAAGAAATTAATATGGTTAATGAAATAGAAGTTAACGAACCTGTAGAAGTTGTAACTAAAATTATAAAAAATAAAGAAGCAAATCTTAAAAGTGGTTGGGAAATAAAAGATAGAACTTATGTTATATCTGATGTAGATTTACCAATAACATACACTTTACAATCAAGACACTCTTCTAGATACCCTTTACTTTGGTTTAATAAAGAAACCGGAGAACAAGAAGAAATAAGATATGCAACAAACCAAAACTCACCTCTGGTTAGAGATCAGAAAGGTCAAGTTACGTTAGGTCATATCGTATTTGAGAATGGTATATTAAATGTACCAAAAGAAAAACAAAGTCTTCAAAAATTATTATCTATTTATCATCCTGGTTTAAACAACAAATATTATGAGTTTGATCCTAAAGAAGAAGCTATTGATGAATTAGAACACTTAGAAATAGAAATGGAAGCTATGAATGCTGCTTTTGAAATGGACATAGACCAAGCGGAAGCAATAGTAAGAGTAGAAGCTGGTTCTAGAGTCAATAAGATGAGCTCTAAGGAGATAAAAAGAGATTTATTACTATTAGCTAGGTCAAATCCTTATTTGTTCTTAGAATTAGCGAATGATGATAATGTTCAACTTAGAAATATTGCTATCGTAGCAACAGAATCAAACATAATTAAATTATCTCAAGATAATAGAACTTTTATGTGGGGCGAAAACGATAGAAAATTAATGACAGTGCCATTTGATGAAAACCCGTATTCAGCTATGGCAGCATTTTTCAAAACAGATGAAGGAATAAATATTCTAAGATCTATTGAGAAAAAATTAAAATAAAAGTATAATACTAGTACATAAGCGGTAACTAAAAACTACCGCTTTAATACTATAATAAAGATAACAAATGGCTATAAATGTAGATACAGTTTACAAAACAGTTTTATTAATACTTAATAAAGAACAGCGAGGATATATGACTCCTGATGAATTTAATAAAGTAGCAACACAAGTTCAACTTGAAACGTTTGAAAGTTATTTTGAAGATCTTAATCAACAATTAAGAATACCAGAGAACGATAGTGAGTATTCTAATAGAATAAAAAACCTAGACGAGCAGATATCAGTATTTAAAACTATTGGTAATTGCACTTGGGACACGGTTAATAACCAATGGTCACTTCCTACTTCTTCAGGTTCTACTATTTATTCTTATTCTTTCCCAACTGTAATAAATCAACAAGTTTATTTATTAGACAATAACCAGATAAACCAAGCAACAATACAAGACGGTTTAATGAAAGTATACTTTAATGGTGTGCTTCAAAACCCATCTCAATACTCTACAGTTAGTAATACTATAACATTAACAGATCAACCAAGCACGGTGTTTACTGTACTTGTTACTGTTACTGCTAATGACTTTTACAGATTAGGTACTGTAATATATAACGACTCAATAGAAATGCAGAGAGTGCAAAGAAATGATTTGTTATATGTTAATAAATCACCTTTAACAAAACCGACTGAAAAATATCCACTATATATATACCAAGACGAAAAACTATACGTATATCCTGAAACAATAACTACAGGTGTTTCTGCTTCTTATATTAGAAAACCTAAAAATGTTATATGGAACTTTACAGCAACACCTCAAACGAACTATACTTATCTATACAACCCAAATACGTCACAACAATTTGAGTTAATGCCATCAGAGCAAACAAACGTTATAACAAAAATACTGTTGTATTCTGGTATTGTGATAAAAGATCCTCAGATAGTTCAAGCAGCCGCTCAACAAATACAAACTGAAAACATTAATTCAAAATCATAATAGAATATGGCGTTTCCTAATGGAGGTTTAATAACCGAAACAAATAGACAGTACTACGCTGGTTCACAGGGTTTTCAAGTACAAGATTTAGCACAAACAAAGTTTACATTTGATTTTAATACAGACTTGTACTTAGGAAGTTGGGATCAAAACGAAGCAGATTATACTTTAAATAATTTTAAACTATATAAAAGTGCAGATGGTATAGACTACGACGAGTACTTAACACCATACACGTTACTAAATAATACTATAACTTTTCCTACCGCAATTCCGATTGGTCATGTTATTGTTGTTCAATTAAAATCACTAGAAGGTGGTAACTATGGTAATTACGATGCTTACGGTGAAGCGGTTGAAAATAACTATGGAGGTTATTCTTATATATCTTTAGACGATATTATAAATAACTTTATAGTCGCTTATGTTGGAGATGGTAAATTAATATCAAACGTTAAGAGAACAGATGTTCTTTTCCACGCTAAAAGAGCTTTGCAAGAATTTAGTTATGATACTTTAAAAAGTATTAAATCACAAGAATTAACTGTACCTCCTAGTTTAAGTTTGATATTGCCTCAAGACTATGTTAACTATGTTAAAATGTCTAGAATAGATCATCATGGTATAAAACATATTATATATCCAACATCGTTAACTATAGATCCTTACGAAACTCCGTTACAAGATAACATAGGTCAACCAATACAAAGTAGTTTTGATGACAACATACAGGGTACTTCTTTGACTGAAGAAAGATATAAAGAAAACAATAACAACCTTTTATTTAACGAAGATTTTAATAACAGAAGTGAAAATGGTTACATTAATAGAGGAAATTACTACGGAAGACAATATGGAATGGATCCTCAGTATGCTAATTATAATGGTAATTTTTTTATAAACGACAGACAAGGTAAAATATCTTTTTCTAGTAACTTAGTACATTCGTTATTAGTATTAGAATATGTATCAGATGGTTTAGCTTATGAATTAGACTCTAGAGTTCCTAAGATGGCAGAAGAAGCAATGTATGCATATATATTACATGCTATTGTTTCTACTAGAGCTAATCAACCAGAATATTTGGTACAGAGATTAAAACAAGAGAAAAACGCTAAATTAAGAAATACCAAAATAAGATTATCTAATATCAAGTTGGAAGAAATATCTCAAGTATTCAGAGGACAATCTAAATGGATAAAACATTAAAAAAATATGGCTGAAGTAAAAAATAGTTTTCTAAAATCTAAAATGAATCAAGATTTAGATGATAGACTTTTACCTAACGGTGAATACAGATCTGCTTTAAATATATCTGTTGGAAAGTCTGAAACTGATGACATTGGTACTTTACAAAACGTTTTAGGTAACGAAAAATTACCTTTAACAGATTATGACAATCCAGATTTAGAATGCATAGGTGTGTTTATGGATAATCAAAATAATTGTATATATCAGTTTTTGACTGACTACAATGATGATGAACCAAGCAAGATAACACCACCTACTAGTGGTACAATGATGATAACAATGTATGATCTTAATGGTGCTGGAACTTATTCAGTGCTTGTTGAGGGATTGTTTTTAAACTTTGCTAAAAATAAAGAATTTAAAGTAACAGGTATTAATTTAATTGAAGGTTTGTTGTTTTGGACTGATAATAGAAATCAACCAAGGAAAATAAACGTTAACAAAGCATTAAGCTCTTCTAGTTATTATACTACGGAAGAGCAAATATCTGTCGCGAAATATGCTCCAGTTGATCCAATATCATTATATAGAAAAGTAACTGCAAAAGTTTCTAGTGTTACAAGTACTACTGTTTTCAATGTTCCAATTGGAACTAGTATATCAAAAGGAATGACAGTTATATCTGATGATATATCAGGAAGTGAATATATTACTGTTACAGATTATAATATCGCTACAGGTGCTGTTACTTTATATAAAGCGCCTTTAAATAATATATCGACAGATGAAGTGTTGACTTTTTTAATTTCAACAATGTCAGACAAGTCAGATGTGCCTTCTTGGCCAGGTGATCCAGCATTTTTAGAAGACAAATATGTTCGTTTTAGTTATCGTTTTAAATATGATGACAACGAGTATTCTTTAATGGCACCATTCACACAAATAGCTTATGTTCCAAAACAAAAAGGTTTTTTTATAGATGGTAACGAAACAGATGCTTATAGAAGTACTGTTATAAATTGGTTTGAAAACAATGTAAACAATATAGATTTAATTGTACCTCTTCCAGACAAAATAGGAAATTTAAGTAATAGTTATAAAATACAAGAGATTGACATTTTATACAAAGAATCAGATTCATTAGCTGTTAAGGTTTTTGAAACAATACCTGTTTCTTCTATAAATACTACAATTAACACAAACAACAATTACTACGTACAACCTTATCAATCACAAAAACCATATAAAACATTACCTGAAGATCAAACAACAAGAGTTTACGACAAAGTACCTGTTAGAGCTAAAGCTCAAGAATCAGCAGGTAATAGAATAATTTATGGTAATTATTATGATAAATATACTTCTTTGTCATCTATAAACTATAACGTATCAGTTCAACCTAAATCAGATATTGAAACTAGTTTTATAGAATATCCAAACCATACATTAAAAAAGAATAGAAACTATCAAGTAGGTTTTGTTATTGCTGATAAATTTGGCAGACAATCGCCTGTGATATTATCTTCAGTAGATTTAACTGGTGCTTTAATAGGTGATGGAACTTATGCAAAAGGTTCGACCGTTTATTCAAGTTATGAAGATACAACTCTTTTTACAGATGTTAGATCTTGGTTTGGTGATGCATTAATATTATATTTAAACGCACCAATAGATCAGTTAAGAGATATACCTACTGGTCAACCTGGCTTATACGCTATACCAAAGTCAAGTTCAGGTTTTGCAATCACTGCATCAACAATAACAAACACAACATATACTTTTACATTAGATCCACCAGCAGTTGGAGGAACTAACACTATACCTCTTCCTGGTGATATAATGAGAGGTTTTTATACAGATTATGTAAAAGTAACTAATGTATCACCAACCCCAACTATTCCATACTCAGGTTCTTATGTAGTAACTACAGACGGAAGAGTTAATGATATTTATTTATATACACCTCAACTTGGGGGAGTTAAAGATATTAAGTTTTCTTATGAATATAATCCTATCGGATGGTATTCTTATAAGATAGTTGTAAAACAACAAGAACAAGATTATTATAATGTTTATTTACCAGGCATGTTAAATGGTTATCCTAAGAATCAAACCTCAGGATCTCAAGTTGTATACTCAACTACTGGATCAACTACTACGCCTACATTACAAAACGGTATAAACACAACACAATTTCCAGTAAGCGAAACTGGTAATACATCTCATATCGTATTAATTAACGATAACATTAATAAAGTGCCTAGAGACTTGTCTGAAGTAGGACCTGATCAAAAGCAATACAGAAGTAGTGTGCAATTATACGGTAGAGTAGAGAACACAAAAGACAATTTAACAATAACTGGAAATGATCCAGCTTTTTCAGCTAAAGTAACTACTATAAGATATAGTACTTTAACGGCTGGTAATGAAGATTGGATATTTATAAAACCAGGTGACGGAATTCAATGTGTTCAAGCTAACGAACCTGTTCCAAACACACCACCTTTAGGAGGAACTCAACCTAGTCCTTATAGATGGTTAGGTAATACTGTTGTTGTTTCTAATGTAGTTGTTGGAACTGCTGGTACCATAACAATATCTTCACCAAACTGGGTTTTAAAATCAAGTATTTCAAATCCTGATTATGTAACTTTTATTATAACTAGAGCAGAAAATAGACAATATTTTCCTACTAGAAAAGCAGATACAGTAATATCAATTGCTTACGCTGATGAATTTAACTTTATTGATAGTTCTGAAGATAACTTAAGTGGAACTGCTGGATTAAACTTTTATCAATTACAAAATAAACCTTTAATAGGTAGAGTTTCTACCGTTAATGATATAGGCGTTGTAGCATCTGATATGATACCATTTTTAAGCGTGTATGAAACAAGACCTGAACAAAGTTTACTAGAGATATTTTGGGAAACAGCTTCCACTGGTTTAATATCTGACTTAAATGCTGAAGTCTTAACTGGCTTTTCAGGACCTACTGGTTTTGCAGATTTTGAATATCTTCATTTTGAAAACCAAGATCCTGATGGTACAGATCTTAACGTAAACAACTTTGGACAATCAGATTCAAAATATATAACAAGTCAATTTGTACCAATTGGTCAACAAGGTTTTCCTTTTGCTAATACAACGGTTACGTTGTTAGAAGTCGTAGATGATGCGGGTAATATTAGAACATCTGAATTTGGTATAGAAGCAGGTACTTCTGGTGGAAACGATGTATATAGATTGTTTATAGATTATACACCAACACCTGATAGTAATCCTTTTGTTTTTAATAACACAGCAAATACTGTTCAAAATTATACCTTTTCGTTTTTTGTTACAAACATAGCTGAACCTTCAACGGCAACTACTTTAACAATGAAAGGCAGATTAAGTAATATTGCACCAACTATAACAACATCAATCGTTAATTATAGTATAACGCAAAATACAACGGCGTTCGCTACATTAGAAGCTAAAAACGGTTCTTTTCATGCACCTTCTCAGCCAGTTCCAACCTATGCAAAATCTAATTTAAAATGGAGCATAGAAAGTGGTAACACTGGAAACTATTTTACAATAAACCCATATACTGGCGTTTTAAGTTTACAAAACTCTTCAGTCCCTTTAAGTGTATATAACTTAACTATAAGAGTACAAGATGCTATTAATACAACCAATGGAAGCTCATTACAACCTGAAAATACCACATTTGGAACTCTTTATAACGACATTGAGCTTACCGTTAACGTAGGTGACGCTCCGATGCCATATTGGTTAAGACCTAATTATATTAGTTCAAATGTATATAGTTCTGGTTCATGTGGTGGTTCTGGAAGTAGTTTTGCAAACTCCTATGGTATGGCTTATATAGGTAAAAATCCAAACCCATCAAATGTTTATCTTCCTGAAATTCCAGGTTCTAATAGTAATTACTTAGTAATTGAGAATGTAGAATCAGTTAATGCGGCAACATTTGGTGAAAACAATATTATACCAGACGGCTTGGATCAAGGTGAATATAGATTTAAAATAAAATTAACAGTTAATGCAATTCCAATATGTCCTGCTGGTCCTGATGATCCAACTACTAATTTTGCCAATTCAAGAGGAGAAGTTGAAATATATTTGTATAAAAGAAAATGGAATCCATCAGCTCCTTTCTCTTGGCAACTGGTAAATAACGAAAATAATTTTGGAATACCTAATCCTCCAACTGTGCCTTCTTACAAAATAGGACCTTTAGTAGTAAATACAGCTTATGATGAATTTACTGGTCAAACAACCTATGGACAACCAAAATCTCTTACAACTTCTTTTACTATTGAAGCAGAAGACGAATTGCAAGAATATGCTGTTGGTGTTAGATTATTAGGCGCTTATCAAAGTGGGTTTGGATCTAGTGGACAAACTGTTACTTTCTTTGGAAATGACGCAAACTATTCTTATCCACAAGTACAACCGTTTTCTCCAGCTCAAACTAACGATTATAAATATTACACAGGAGTAGAAACAATAACAGGTGATACAACAGGTGTACCTTACGATACACTAGATGCAATTAGAGGAATTATTTATAATTCACCTACAAACTCAGTAGCGTCTGGAACAGTTACTTTGGGAGATATACCAGTTAGTCTTACATTGTCCAGCGTTAATAGTCAAATAGTAGCTGGTCTTAAATGTCAATTAACAAGTACTGCAAATCCAGGGTTTCCTTTTTCAGGTACTATAACTTATGTTGATCCAATTAATCCACTTCAAATACTTTTACAATTAGATTATGGTTGGCCATACGCTGGAACAACTAATTTAGTTAATTTAGGTGTTTCAACACAAGGTTCAAACGAAGCGATTGGTGTGTTGTATGCGAATACAGAAGAAGGTACTGAGATAAAAAGACTTTATGTAGATGAAAATTTCACAACAAAATGGATTCCACCAGTAGCAGACAAGTATTATAATTTTTTAACAGAAAAAAGTTACAACACTTATCAAACAGGATTTTATAGTGAATTTCCATTCTACTGTGCTCTTATAGATGAAAATGGTGAGGTAACGCCTAGACAAGCACCAATTCCAAACGTACAAACAGCTTGGATTGGACAAAACACAGCAAATACATTGCCTATTGACATTGCAAATTATAGTTACAACGTGTTGTATGAGAACCAACCTGTTCCGTAACATAAAACACTATAGTTAAACTAAAAACACTAAAAAACAAGTGATTATAAAATATGGCTGCAATATTAGAATTAAAATACTTTAACTCTTTCTGGTTAAAGAAACTAGATACAATAGTAGAGGTTGAAAAAGCAACGGCTAACTTAGTTACAGCCGTTGTTAATTCACCTAACTTAGAAATAACAACTCCTAATGGTGACATTGGAGTAGGACAACTTGTTACTTATGAAAACCAAGACGAAAGCGATGGTCCATATTGGATATACAAAATAACAAACTCCACGAATATAGTATTAAATGAACCTGTTAATATAGCTGTTACTGATAAAATTACTTTTGGTAAAATAGTTAATTTTGATTATATTCCAGCTGCTTACACTGCTACTCCTTTAACAGATTGGTATGTAGAAGAAGCTAGAATACGAGGTGGTTATAATAACACAAATGTAGATCTTGGCGTTAAAGCTTATATAGTTGAAGATAATATTAATCAACAACATCGAAAAAGTTCGTTAATACATTCTGGTGTTTTTAACTCTAGAACAGGTATAAACCAAACAAACCAATTTTCTGTTGGTGAAGATATAACTAGAAGTTTAGATCCATATAATGGTTCTATTCAAAAATTATATTCAGAAGACACTAACTTAACTGTTTTTCAAGAGTTCAAAGTAAGTAGAGCTTTAATAGATAAAGACGCTATTTACTCAGCGGAAGGTCAACCAATGACTACTTCTGGAACACAGGTTATTGGACAGATTCAAGCTTATTCTGGTAACTATGGTATAGGTACTAATCCAGAAAGTTTTGCAGTTTATGGTTATAGAAAATACTTTGTTGATAGAAACAGAAACGCTGTATTAAGACTATCACAAGATGGTATAACAGAAATATCCGAATATGGAATGATTGATTTCTTTAGAGATAATTTATCACTAATAGGTAACGATGGTTTTATATTAGGTTTTTGGGACATGCATAATAAACAATATGTTGTATCATTGCAACCTACAGATACAGAAGAATACAATACTCTTTCTTTTGATGAAGACGTTAATGGTTGGACTAGTTTCTTTAATTATAAACCAAACTTTGGAGACAGTTTAAGAAACAACATGTATACTTTTAAAAATGGTAATATATGGCAACATTATTCAAACACATCAAACTGGGGTAGTTTTTATAACTTCGACTATGATTCATCAGTTAACCTAGTATTAAATCCAAATGTTTCTACAATAAAAACATTTAAAACATTAAACTACGAAGGTAGTGATGGTTGGGAGATGGAATATCTTTACACAGATACAGATACTTCTGCTTCTATACTAAAATCAACAACTAATCAAGTTTTCACATTAGAAGATTTAGAACAACAGTTATTTGTAAATTCTTTCAAAAGAAAAGAAAACAAATATTTTTCTAACCTTATAAATATAACTCCTTCTGCTAGCACGGAAGTTCTTTGGGGAAATTCAGTTGCTGGAGTAAAAGGAGCTTATGCCACGGTAAGAATGAAATATTCTAATCTTAGTAATTCTTCAAAAGCAGAGTTATATGCTGTATCTTCAGAATATGTAGAATCTTCTTATTAAATAAAAATCAAATCAAATGGAATTAAAAACACGCGCATTAGAAGGATCAGACTGGGAAACTCTAACTTCATGGTGGAAATCATGGAGATGGCCAGAAATGAGCAAAGAGATACTACCAATGAATGGAACTGGTGGCATTATGGTTTACAAAGATGATACACCAATAGTTGCAGGTTTTTTATATTTAACCAATTCAAAGGTAGCGTGGTTAGATTGGATAGTGTCTAATCCTTCTTACAAAGAAATCGACCGTAAGGAAGCAATAGTGTTACTTATAAATACATTAGAAGAGATAGGTAAAAACCAAGGTTATAATGTGATTATTAGTATTACTAGAAGTAAAAGTCTTATAAATATACATAGAGAACTAAATTATACGATAGATGAAAATCCATCGCACGAAATATCAAAAAAAATAAATTAATATGGCAGCAGTAACAGCAGCAGTAGGAGGAGCGGTCGCAATAGGCGGTTCTTTGATACAAGCAAACCAATCGAAACAAGCAGCAAAAAACGCTAACAACGAAGCAAATAGAAAAGCTGCGGAAATTGAAGCTATAGAAAGAAATAGACAACCAATACCAAACCCTTATGCAAACGTTAAAGATCTTAGTTATCTAGCAAAAGATCTTAGTGGTAGTATGAGTAATCCTTATGCAAACTTAGGAGTAGCTACTCAAGCAGCAGAAATGCAAGCAGAGGAAGCAGATATTTCTTTAGCTAACACATTAGATACTCTTAGAGCAACTGGAGCAAGTGCAGGTGGTGCAACGGCATTAGCACAAGCTGCTTTACAAAGTAAGAAAGGTGTTGCTGCTAGTATTGAACAACAAGAAGCTAATAATGAAAAATTAAAAGCACAAGGAGAAGAAGGTCTTCAGACTGCTAGATTAGAAGAAAAGAAAAGAATACAAGGTATCAAAATGAGTGAAGCAGGAAGAATGCAAGCTGCTGAAACTGAAGGTATACTTTTCAAATATGGAGAACAAGAATCAAGAGATATAGCTAAGTTGAATAGATTGTCTGGACAACAAGCTCAAGCTCAATCTAATTATAGTGCGGCTAAATCTGCTCAAAATGCTGCGATAGCTGGTGGAATTAGTGCTGTTGGTAGTATAGCTGGTTCTTTTGCAGGAGCAAAATAGTAATAATAAAACAAAATATATAAAATATGGGATATTATGAAAATCCTCCAATGATAAACTCCAATAGAGGGAGCGAGATGATTTCTTCTGCTATCGCAAACGCTGCTAGTTCTTTAGCACAGGGTTTACTTGATAAAGGAGAGAGAAGACGTCAGGAAGAAAAAGAAAGAAAACTTACTATTCAGAAGTTACAAGATAGAAAAAATGAAACAGATCTTTTCTATAATGATAAACTTACTGAATGGTCTTCTAAATATCAAAAAACAAACGATGCTGTCGATGCTCAATTGGGTGAATTAGTTAATAGCAAAATATCTAAAGCCGCAGATTCAAGAATAGCTCTTTTAACAGAAACAGATCCTACCGTTAGACAAGAATATTTAAAAAATATAAGAAATGCAGATTCTTTTTTAGTTTCATCTAGTAAGTTTGCTAAGTCTTTAGCTGAACAAACTGCTACATGGCGTATGTCTGCTAAAGGAGCAAAAGTTGGAGTTCCTGGAGGATATGTTATAAACGGTAAAGATGATAAAGAAATATTAGACAATACTGCTTTCGTAGAAGTTTTAGGCGGAATGGATGCAATGTATGAAAATACAGATATAAGTATTACAGACGATCCAAATGGTGATGGTTCTGTAGTTACTGTACGTGGAAAACATAAAGATTCTGGAGAAGAATTTGTTGTGTCTAAAAACTCTAAAGACTATGAAAAAGCAGAGGCAGAGGTTGAAGATGGTATATTATTACCAGTAGAAAGTTTATCTACTTTTAACACTCAAGCAAGAGAAGTTGTTGCAGATAAGAAAGGTAATATATTTCCTGGATTCTTAGATGACACAAGACAGACTATTGATTTAGATAGTTCAGGTACTTCTGGTGGAGTAGGAAAAGATGTTTATCAGTTAAAAAATGCTCAAATACTACAAGAAGAAGCAATAAAAAAAGAAATTGGAAAAAAATCAGAAGTAACTGCTACTGGTTATATTTCTGCAGATAGTCCTTCTAGACTTAGAGTGTTACTAGATTACACACTGAAGAAAGGTCCTGGTTGGTATGATGATAATTTTAAAAAATTAACTGTAGACGAGCAGAAAAAAACATTATCAGGAATATTAACAGACTCTGCGTGGGAAACACTAACTGAGAGTTTAGAAAGAAAAGAAATGAATGGTAAAATGGTTTATTTTAATCCTTCTGCTGATTTACAATTAAAAGATAAGGTATCTGCTGCTAGTTTAAGACAAAGTCAACCAAAAGAAGAAAAACCGGAAGAAGAACCATTGTACCAAGAAGAATACTTTGATGAAATTATAAATGGTTATAATCCTCCAGCTGGATCAAAACTATCTACAAGTGAAATGGAATTTAAGAATAGACAGAGTCTAGCAATAAACTTAAATAGACTAACTGGAGAAGGAGATAAGTATAGAACTAAAGAATATCTTTATAAAACATGGTTAAATTCACCATACAAACAAGGTAGTTATGATACTGGATTAACAAGAGCAGAAGCATATAAAGAAGGAAAAATAAAAGGTAAACCAGAAGATGCTTTTAAAAAGAGTTTTAATGGTGAATTATTTGTAAAAGGAGACGGTGGTGTTTATAGACCAGTTCAAGGTTATAACCTAAAGACAGCTACAGGTAGAGTAAAACTAGCATTAGATCAAGCAACAAGCTCTTCAGAGAAAAAAGCACTTCAAAAGAAATTAACAGGAGCTAAATTAGCAGACTGGATGCAAAAAAATCCAATCAAAAAAGGAGAAACACAACAACAATATGCTATTAGAGCTCAAAAATCTATCTAATTAAAATAAAAAAAAATGGAAGAAATATATACTTTACCTGATGGTTCAACTGTAGACATATCTAGTTATTCTCAGTTTCAAAAGACTCTTTTTTTAATGAACAATGCTGGAGCAAAAAAGTCGAAAGGTACTGCGAAAAGTGCGAACGCATTACCTACGAAGAAAGCACAGAATCAGGAGTTTCAAAAAGTTACGGAAGAGCATCGTCAAAAAATGGGTACGGTGTCCAAATCGGGAAGTGGTTCTTCGGGTTCAAAGAAATATAGACTACTTACAGAAGCAGATGTAGACAAAGCAAGAAAAAAAGGCGTATTGCCTCCTCCTTCTACTATACGTTTTTCTGAAGGAGAGTTAAACGCAGATAGTTATGAATATGACTTCAAAGGAAATCTAAGTAAGAAATTAAACAAACCTTTACCAGAATATAAATACGGTAAAGATTATAAACCTAAACACGAAGAAACGAGAGAAGTTTACTTAGCTAACAAGGATAATATAAGTGTAAAAATAGATAAAAAACTAAATACTGAAACCGAGTATGAAACAAATCGTGTTGATGTAAATGGAGTGCCAGATCCGTTTTTAAATGACTTAAAAATAAGACAATTAGAAAGAGAGAAAGCTAAAACAGATTCTGCTTTAGAACATCCTTATTTATATTATTCTTCTTACAATCAAGAAAAACCAGATTCTTTTGTTAAAGATAATTTTAACGAAATGGAATTAGAGGATCTTGGTATAAATGCTCAGGACTTTGATGGTTTCTTAAACAAGAATAAATACAAAGAAGATTTTTTAGATAAAGAACAAAGAGGTTTATTTACAAAAGGAACTGGTGTTGCTGGATATGATGTAGAATTAGCTAAAGAATTACAGAAGAAAAAGTTACTTACTTTATACATGTCTAATATTCAAAGTAGAGATATTACTAGACAAACTATCAATCAAGATATTGAAATAACTAAAGGACTTAGAGACAAGAGAGATATAAAAGAAAACGTTATATTTGATAGTAACAAGTTAATAAATTACGTTGAAAAGAATTTTCCTATATATACTCAAAAGTTAAAAGAAAGCGAAGCAAAAAGCAGAAAAATATACGAAGAAGCTAAAACAGGTGGAACAGACTTTTGGAGTTGGGACACTGGTGCTAAAATGACAAACGCTACTTGGAATGGTTTTACAAACAGAGTGCATCAATTTAGTGCCACCGTTTACGACAAAATAGGCATGAAAGATGTTGCAGAATATTCTAGATTCATGGCGGATCAAGATGCTGTAGAAACTCCAGACGACAGATCTGTAGGATATGTTGGTGGTAAAGAAACTTATGTTGATGGTAAAAAATATTTAGTTAGTTCTAAAGGAGATGTTTACGATGCTGATTTAAAAATACGAATAACAGATATATTAGAACCTAAAAAGAGAGAAAAAATATATGAAAACTCTAAATATGGACAAAGTGGTTTTGTATTTAGTCCTCAAGGAGTAGCTATAGGAACATCTGCTGTAATAGGCGATATGATCTTACAAGCTGCTTTAACTAGAGGTGTAGGTGCTTTTGGTACAGTTGCTACTGAAACTAGATTAGCGTTAAGTGTTGCTGGAAAACAAACTCAAGCAAGTCAATTGTTTAATAGTGCTTCTTCTGCTTTAAAGATGATACCAATGAAAAGATCTACTGGATATGCAATGATTTCTCAAGGAGCATTAGGATATTCGCAAGGATTTGAAGAGACATTAAAAGCAGCTAGAGAAAATGGTATTAATGATAAGGAAGCGTTTGCTTTAGCTTCTAACGCTGCTCAAAGAATGGGTGCTTTATATGCCACAACAGGTGTAATAAATCCACAAACAAACGTTGTTGATAATTTATTCACTGCTAAAAACGTAGTAAAAAAAGCAATAGAACAATACACTAAAACTGGTAAGAAAGGTTTTATTCAATCAATAGACGACGTAGTAAGAAATACACCTAGAAACTTAGTTGAATTTGCAGAAGAAGGTGGTAAAGAAGTTGTACAAGAGAATGTGCAACAAGTTGGTGAGATTGGTTTAAATAAATTAACAAATCAAGAAGCTGGTAAAAAAATACTTAATGAAGAATATACTGCTAGTGATTTCATAAATACTTCTATATTATCTTTTATATCTTCTGGTTTAATATCTAAAGCAAAATTACCTGACTTTAAAGTAGAAGACAATGATGTAAACGATTTAATTTCTTTAAGTAAATTAGCTCAAAATAAAAAACAATTCGTAAGTACAATAGATGGTTTAGTTGATAGCAAGGTATTTACCGTAGATCAAGCTAATAACTTAAAAGCAGACGTAGATATTTATTCTAATAATATAAACAAACTACCTAAAGTTGTTCCTCCTTCTGCGGCGATGCCAATTATGAGGGAGTTGGACAATATTACTAAACTAGAAAACGAAAAGAAATCTACAGATAAAGCATTTCATTCTCAAATAGATAGAAAAATAGAAGAAGTTAGGTCAAAAATGCTTGACATACAATATGAAGGTGAATTAAAAGAAAAAAATGAAGCTATATCAAGAGCTATAAAAAAAGGAATTGCTAAAGGTATTGAAATGCAAACTTTTTCTAATAGAGAAGAAGTAAAAAACTATTTAGTAAACGAAGTTGGAATGTCTAACGAAGATGCAGAACTTTATTATACTCAAACTGGTTTTGCTTTAAGTGCTGACACAATAAGAAAATATTCTAAAGATCCAAGTTCTATTTCAGACAACAAACAGATTATAGTTGTAAATGAGGGAGCTTCAAGAGACGCGGGTGTTATACAACACGAATTTTTACATGGATTATTACAAAAAACATTAAAAGATAATCCTGAAGCACAAAAACTACTTGGAGTAGCTTTAAACGACGAACTTTTTAAAATACAAGACAACATAAATAAAAATAAACTTAAAGGAACTGTTGTTCCAGCGGAGTTTATGGAAAAAATGGAAAAATATTTTAAAAGAAATCAAGAAGACAAAGCAAAATCTATTGGTCAATATCAAAAAGATGTTATGTTTGCTGATGGAGACGTATCAAGAATAGCTCAAATAAAAGCAGAACATAACGACTATATGAAAAAGTTAGATGGTGTTATGTGGGAAGAAGCTATAACTGTTTTTTCTGATGCGGTAAGACAAGGTTATGTTACTTATGAAGAAAGTAAATTTACAAAACTAGGCGATGTAATAAGAAGAGTTTTACAGCAATTAGGTATAGTAAATATAAAATTTAATAACGGAAGAGATGTTTATAATTTTATAAAAGATTATAATAAAAGCGTTGAAACAGGTAACTGGGGTAGAGCTATTACTAAAATGAGTAACAAAGGCGCTAAGATTAACATTAAATCAAAAACAAACGCGCCTGTTCAAAACACAAAGCCAAAAGAAGGTTCTAAATTTTCTACCACTGCAAAATTTACTTTATCAGAAAGAAAATCATCTGAAGATATAAAGAAAGATGTAAATAAAAATTATGATAAAGATAAATGGGGAGCAGGTAGTATTTTAGGAAGAGATGAAAACCCAGCTATTGAAAGAGTTCTTTATAACATACTTAGTGAATATGATTATATAATAAAAGGTAAAGCAAAAGTATTAAACTTTGCTAACACTCCAGGTTATAATGACATGGATATGATTAGTGAAACGTATATACAGTTAATGCCTCATATTAGAAACTTTAATAAAGAGTTCCTACAAAAAAGGGAAGAGTTTAAAAAAGAACTAGTAAATAAAGGTTTAGACCCTAATAGTGCGGAATTTAAACAAAAAATAGAAGAACAAGACAAAAAAGGTTATGAAGGTAAAAAAGGCATTGTAAAAGAAAATGATGACTTAAACGCTTGGATAAACTCTCAACTTGTAAATAAAATGAATGCCGCTATGAAGTCAGGGAATGTTTCTGAAGAAGCATTTACAGACGACATTGAAGGAGAAATGTTTAAAGAGTCTAGAATAGTAGATGGTTTCACAGGCGATCAAAGCTACCTAGAGGAAGAAGGTGATAGTATTTACGAAGCAGAAGAAGACTTTGCTCAAGAACAAAATCAACTAGCTGTATTACTTAGTGATCCAATATATAGATTTGTAGATGAAAAAGGTAAACCAATAGACATTGAAACAGTGCCTTTTGGTGGTTTCTTTGTTACTGATATTTCAGATCCAAGTATTGCCGCTAATATAAAACTAAGAACAGAAACTGATCCTACTAAAATAGCGGAGCTTAATAAGGAATTAAAAGATTTAGAAAGAGGCTTAGAGTTACAGAATAAACAAGATATTACATTTGAAGAAAAAGAAGAACTTAAACAGTTAAAATCTTTTAAATCTTACGATCTTTCTACTGGAATGATGGTAAACACGTTTAAAGCTCTTTCTATTCAAGATACACCTGCTAAAATCATTACAGATGAGGTTGGTAGAGAAATATTAAGATCACCAAACATTCAAACATTAGAATATAGAAATTTTAAAGAAAAATTGTCTACATTGTCAAAAACAATGGCGAGAAGAATGACATTTAAAAATGGTCCAGAGATTGAATCTTTAATGTATAATGAATGGGCGTTGCTTTATGATGTGATAAACCACCCTGTAGATCCTGTTACAGGACAATCTAGTTATGCGTCAAAGAAGTTACCTCCTACATTAAAAGAAACAGACGAAAAAGGGAATTTTAAGAAAATAAACAATATAACTAGAGTTAAGTTTTTGCAAGCTTATTACGGAGTTGAAGAAGCTAGTCGTATAATAAAAACATACGGAGGAATCGATGCTGAAAAAGAATTGCGTGAATTTGAAGATCCAGAATTAAGTGAAAAAGATCAAAAAGCATTAAGACCAACAACCTACTTTGATAGAAGAACAGCTTTAATGGAGTTGTTTGGAGATGTTTTGGTTTTACAAGAAGCCAGAAGACTCTTACGTAATCCTGAGTTCTTAGATAGAGTATCTGAAAGAAATGTGAACTTATACAACGAGTTAAAAGACGATGTTATTAGAGCTAGTGTTTTAAATGACATGTCTAAAGGCAAAAGTGATATTGTTAAGTTCACTTTGTCTGACAACAAAATAATGTCTGGTTTAACTGATTCTGAAACTAGAAGATATAATTCTTTATTTGAAACAGGAACAAAGCTAAGAAACAATATAGCTGATAACGTTTTGTTTAGCTATGATTCTTCTCCTAAAACTAAGGATATTATTAAATTTAGTTTATCTGATTTAGAAAAAGAAAAATCAAATAAAGTTTCACCTTTTAAAAATACAAACAAAAAATACGAAAACAACTTTAAACCACCTTCTAGTATATTCGAAGAAACTGATTACAGTGAAGAAGAATTAATTATAGCTAAAAACTATTATATAAAAGCTTTACAATACTCAGATATAACTGATACAGAACCCGGCACAAAGCTTCATACTTTTAAATACTACGAAGATGTAGAAAAAGAAGTGATAAAAAGAGTAATGGAAACTCTAAGATTATTACAAATATTTCCTAGAACAGTAACAAACATAGAAGACTTTTTAGATCCAGAAACTGGAGAGATAGATTTTAATTTTAAAGAAAATAGTAATAATCCTTTTGTTATTAAAGATTACAAAGATGGTTACGTAGATTCTATGATACAAAAATCTATAACACAACAAAATGAATCGTATGTAAAATATTGGACTGAAATAAAAAACAATCCTGTTTTTAGAGTTAAAGAAATAGATAAATTATCTTACAATCAGTACTCTGCTTTAAAAGCTTTAGTTGATGCGGTTTATGATGAAGATAATTCTTATCATAATGGTGTTAAAATTGAAGGTCAAAACAAATTTGGACTTTATGAAGAAGGAAATAATAACAACTTAAAATTTAATCCTTTTTTCACATACTTGTTTTTAAAAGATGTTTTATCTAGTAGATATAGATCAAATCCAGATACAAATTCTTCTGAAAGAAAACCATTTAAGAAATCAGATTATTTTACTACATTAGAACCAATAGACACTTATCTTGATATAATTATACAAGATGTTCAAGACAACTTCAGCGATGTAAAATCGCAACCAGGAATGGTTTATTCTTTAATAAATATTGATTACGGAAAAACATTTTCTAAAGATTGGGAAGAAAATAGACTTGTTTATAGAGAAGATGATGTTTCTATATTTAAGTTTGAAGCAGGTAGTAAAGACCAAAACAAAGCATATTCTTTAAATAGATTAACTGCAAACAACACAAATCCAAAAGGACTTTGGTGTACAGGTCAAAGCGTTTCTACAGCAGCTATGCAGTTAGGAGAAGGTGATTTTTACACCGCTACTGATAACGAGTATAAACCTATCATAGCTATTAGAATGGATGCAAGTGCAAATTATTCAGTGGCTGAAGTAGACGGTGTTGGAGAAGAACAGGTTTTTAAAACAGAAGACCTGCCACTTGTTTCTAAAATATTCTTAGAAACAGATTTAGAAAATAAAGAAAGTTTTTCTAATATAGTAAACGAAATGTACAATATTGCTACTCAGAATAAAGAAGATTTTGAAGCAAGCAGTAATCCTACAGTAAATGAAGAATTGATCAGGAATGTAAAAAAAATGACTAAAGGAGGTTATTTTATTTTTAAACTTGATGAAAAAGACAGAAATAAGGTTCTTAACAAAGCAGATGAATTAAAGAAGTTTTTAACAGAAGCAGGTTACCATGGTGAACAAGTTAGCTTAGGTGATTTCGTTGATACTGGAAGTAGACATGACTTAAACATAACTGAGGAATCTGCTGAATTACTAGCAGAACAAGCAATTATAACAGAGCAAGAGTTAAACTTAGACGAGGCAGATGACGGAGGAATTTTTATATATCGTGCTGATGAAAATAATAAACTAAAAAGTTCTAATTTTGTTCTTCCTTATTTACAAGAAATTGATTATGTTTATTTTGAAGGTGCTGAAAGATTATTTGCACCACAGTTAGCTAAAGGAAATTTACTTTCTGTTAGTGGAAGACTAGACACGTCTTTTGATGGTGGTTATTTAGAACTTCCTGATTCCATAAACTTCGATGTTGATGTAATGGTAACACTTGAGGGAACAGCAAATCATTTTGTTTTATCTGATTCTGATACAAACTTCGAAGGAAGACAATTCACTCTAACAACTAGTATCGAATTACCAAAAGAATTACTAGAAGAAGAAGGTACTAGTATAGATATTACGACTGTAGATAATACTTCAGAAATACTTTTAAGAGGATTAGCAGATGTTATTTATTTACCTGACAATATAAGAAGTTTAGCTCTTCAAAAAGGAAGTATGCCTAATAGTACTAAACAAACTATGATTGTAGGCTCTATTGATATAGAAGAATTATATATAGAGTCAGGATATACAGACGAAGGTTTTGATCCAAATCAATTTAATTTTGTTAATGAAAGAACTTCTATAAAAGAAACATTTTTTGCTTTAAACAAAATGCCTAACGAAGCTCTTGTTAAAAACATATTAAATAGTGATATTGGTTTAATGTCAGAAAAAATAGTTTTAGAAGGAACAGAAAGTTTTAGAGATGACAATGGTGTTCTTAATTTTAAAGATTTTGAAATAACAGTTAAAGAACCAAGTAAAGGTAAACCAAACATTGGTAAATTTACTTTAGCAGAAGAAGAAAACGGTAAATTAAATCCTTTGTTAAAAGGTCTTCCTTTTTCAAAACAATGGGTTGTTGCTAGAGATATAGACAATGCTATCAATAAAGGTAGAGCCGCTGAGGGAATAAGAATACCATTTAGCGTACCAAGTAGGTCTAAGTTCTCTGATGAACAAACAGCTTATTTTATAATACAAAAAGTAGCAGAAGGTTTTAATGATTTTGAATTTAGAGTAAAGAAAAATGCTAAAGGACCTTTGACTAAACAAGTGCTTGATGCATTAGATATTAAATCTAAAGAATACCAAGACAGAGCAGAAAGAAACAACAATATAGAAAGAACTATAAACGAATTTATAGAAGAAAATAAAGGTGTGTCTGCCGCTGAAACATTTTCACCTGAAACTGCTAAAAACATTGGTAAAAATGTTGGTAAATATGAAATGTACTTACCACCAGAAGACGAAGATTTCTTAGGTTTGCTATACACACTCGCGGGTGCAAAAGGTAAAAAAGGTGATGATCAATTAAAGTTCTTAACAGATACTTTGTTAAAGCCATATAGTGATGCAATGCTTAACTTAATGAAAGCAAGACAGACTATGTATAAAGACTGGCAAGACTTAATTAATAAAAAGCATAAAGGTATAAGTAAATTACTTAAACAAGATTCAGGATATGGAGGTTATTTAGTTGACCAAGCTGTTAGGGTTTATCTTTGGAGCGCTGCTGGTTACGATATACCTGGATTAGATAAAAAAGATTTATTCCATTTAAGAGAAATAGTAAGAACTAATCCTAAACTAAGAACCTTTGCTGCTGATGTATCTTTACTTTCTAAACAAGCAAATGGCTATACTGAACCAGATAGTAACTGGGGATTTGGAAGTGTGGTAAGTGATATCAACGGAGTTATATCTAAATCTAATAGAAAAAAGTATTTAGAACAATGGCAAAATAATATTGATAAGGCTTTTTCTAAAGATAACATGAGTAAGATAGAAGCTGTATACGGAAGAAAGTACGTTAAAGCTTTAAGAAACACTCTTGATAGAATGAAGACTGGTAGTAACAGAGCAGAAGGATCAAACGATGCTTTTCTTAACTGGTTAAATGGAGCTACAGCGGTAACAATGTTTACCAACATAAGATCTGCTTTCCTTCAAACTTTAGGCGCTGTCAATTACTTAAATACTTCTGATAATAATATAGTTAAAGCTGGCGCTGCACTTTTAAACGTACCTCAGTTCCTTAAAGACTTTAAAACTATATGGAACTCAGACTACTCTAAAGATAGAAGATCTGGTCTTACTAATGATATAGCCGAAGCTGAATTAGCGCAGATAATGAATGATCCTAGAAATAAAAGTGTTTTAGATAAATTCAAAGCAGCTAATTACTGGATATTGAAAAAAGGTTATGGTCCTACTAGATTTGCAGATAGTTTTGCAATTGCTTTTGGTGGTGCTACTTTTTATAGAAATAGACTAGACGCTTATACTAAAAAAGGCATGAGTGAAGCAGAAGCTGAAAAAGAAACAATGCGTGACTTTTATGAAATATCAGAGTCTTCACAGCAATCAGCAGACGTTTCTAAAATATCAATGAACCAAGCAAGTACTAAAGGACGTTTACTTTTATCTTTCTTAAATACACCATTTCAATATTCAAGAATAATAAAAAGATCTGTTATTGACCTAGCGAAAGGAAGAGGAGACGTTGCAAATAATATCGCTAAAATAGTTTACTATTCTGCTATTCAAAACATTATGTTCAACTTCCTACAAAATGCTTTATTTAGTATTATATTTGACGATGACGACGAAAGAGATGAAGCAGGTAAAGGTAAATTTGATCAAGCTAAGATCAGAGCAGTAAGTGGATCTTTAGATACGTTATTAAGAGGCTCTGGATTACAGGGAGTAATTATATCTACCGTTAAAAATATAATAATAAAATGGTATGAGAAGAGTGGTGATCCAAAAGGATATGGAGACGTATTATTAGAAGCTGCAAACCTTGCTCCTTCTATAGGTATTAAAACAAGAGCTTTGGCTAAGTCTTATAAAGCTGTTGAATATAATAAAGATGAAATAGAATACAAAGGATTTAGTTTAGATAATATCTATGCGTTAGAAGCATTGACATCTTTGACATCAGCTGCAACGAACGTACCTGTAGATAGATTAATGCAGAAAATTGAAAATGTATCAAACGCATTAAATGAAGAATATGAAGCATGGCAAAGAGTTGCTTTTGCGATGGGTTATAATAAATGGAACTTAGGTATTAGTGACGAGAAAAACGTGTCAACAAATGCTGCAGGTGAATTGAAGATACCAGAGTTAAAACAAGAGGAATTAAAAATGCCAGAATTAAAATAACAGGAACAAGACAACTGAGCACCATACTCAAAGTTCCTATATAAAGAAAGGGGATCACTTAATTGTGTCCCCTATTCTTATTCATAGTAAGTTCGTCGCTGTACTGTTTATTCTTTCGACTAAGATATAGCGTTGCACCTCTATATCGCGCTGGTACGATTTACTACTTCTTTTAGTTCTTTTTTAAGTTTACTGAATAATTGTTTTTCTGTTAATTCTTTTTCTGGTTTTGGTATTGGAATTTCATTTACAATCCAACTCATTGGATCACTTGTTAGCACAGTATGACCTGTATAGTGCAAAAAAGCACTATCATAGCCAATAAGTCTTGACGGCATTCTACTCATTTTCAACTATTTGACCCATTTCTAAACCATCAATTTCTTCTTTTTCTTTCTTAGCTTTCTCAGTCATAGACTTAATAGCTTCATCATAACCAGGCATTAATTTTAAAGTTTGAAATGTTCCAGCGGCTAATGTAGTTAAATTTTGCTGTTCATTCATTACTTGTTGTAGAACTCTTACTAGAGCTTCTACCTTATTCTTCATTTCAACTAAAGTTTGTTCTTTCATATTAAATTGTTTTATAAAACATTACAAATACATATCTTCCTTTTTCCCAAGCAGTCGCTGGATATTTACTATGAAAATAATTAGAAGGATAACTAACTAATCTATTTTCATTATTACCTATAAGTGATCTTAATTTCCACTTTTTTTCTTCATTAGAATCTTCTAATATCATTCTATCAAATTCTTCAGCAGTAACATAATCAGGCAGTTTATCGCCATAGCGTTCATGTTCCCAAAAAGCAGTCCCATTTAAACCTTCTATTTCTGATTTAGACATGTATAAGACACAAGCTCTATCTGGTTTAACACCTTCAATTATATAGTCAGAGTGTATTCTTAAGTCATTATCTAATTTATCAGTAGCACATCTAAAAAAAGATAATATAGGTTGTATAGTTTTGTTTTCTTTTTCAGAAAGTATATTACAAACTACTTCAATAAAATCTTCATCAGCTTTTTGAACATAGAAAGATTTTTCACCCATAACTACTTCAGTGTTTTCATTGTTTTGAATAGTATAAGAATAAAAATCATAATAACTTTGTTCTAAGAAATTATCTACTACATATATCATATCTTTTCTTTTTTAATGTTGTTAACCTGCCACAAATCATTTATGTAGCAGGTATATATCCAACATTTAGTTCCTAAATAACTATACAATTTCACAATTACCACCTCCACAAGCAGCAGAGTCTGAGAAATTAGTATTATCTTGTACTTCTACAACTTTAGATAAATCAACATCTTTTAATGTAGACATCATTTGCTCATAAACCTCTTTAGTACAATCTTCAAATGGCGTTTGTTTATAAGTACCTCCATTATAGGGTAAAACAGATAAGCCATTATAATAATCTTTGTTTGCCCACATCCATTCACCAATGATTTTCCATTCATCATCTCTAACTGAAACAGTACAAGAAACATTATGAGTATTATTACCTTTAATATGACCAGGTTTAACCCAGTCTTTAGATATTAGTTTTACTCTTTCAAGAGCATCTAATGTAGACTCATGTCTTGTTATTGCTCCTTCTGGTGCTTTCTGAGGAACAGAAATTACAGATTGCAGTGTAGGATTAAAATATTCATCTTCTAACAGTTCTGGGTGATTAATTGCTAAATAAGAATATATAGCTTCGTTTTTCCCTAATCGCATGCGACGAATATAGTAATCATTATGCCAAGCATGAATACCAGAAGAGGTACCAAGAACCAAGCTAGTTGTACCTGCTGGTTTAACTGCTGTTGTTCTTGCTGCAACATTGATTCCAATTGATTTAGCGACTTCAGCATTTGTAGTCTTGACAACGTTTGCTGCTTCTTCATAATTTAAAGTTAAGTTATACTCTGATGCGATACCAGTCATTGATACACCTAATAACGCGTCTTTCTCTGTGTTTTTTCTCCATATATCACGTAGATAATGAAAATCAGAATATGACGCTTGTAATGTACCTAAGAACGATGCTGCTGATGATCTAGCGTTAAACTCTTCTTGACTATCTATATCAGACATATTAATCTCTGTTAAGTTACAGAATTGATAAGGTCTTAAAGCAATTTCACAGCAAGGATTAGTTCCCCAGTCTTTGTCGTTAGTTAAATATATACCAGGTTCACCAGATCCAGATGCCTCAATTCTTTCCCATACTTTATCAAAAGTCTTTTTGTTAATCTTATGACGTACTAAAACAACAGAATTATTAGCTCTACCTCTCTGTGGATTGTCTTCCCACCAATTACCTGCTTTACAGTTTAACATTGCTGTGCTGTCTAAATCAAACAAAGAAATCATTGCCGCTCTTCTAATTCCACCTGCTAATACAGCGTCTGCAATATGACATTGAATATCGTGGCATTCAATATCTGTTAACTTTGATCTGTCTTCTTTTTCTCTAAGAATAGCTTCAATTTTGACTAAAGCTAATCTCAATGGTTCTGGACCAGGTGCTTTACCACCAGCGGTAACAAGCAGCGCTCCTTTCTGCCTAATATCTGATAAATCAAACTCTATATGAGATGTTAATCCTCCAGTATAAGACTTAAACAAGGTTTTAACTGCGTCTGCCCAACCAATAATACTGTCTTGAACTACATATCTTTTCTTTCTATCGTAATTAGGTTTTCTAATTTCTGGTAATTTTTCTATTTGATGATTTTGGACTGAATACCCAACACCAGTTCCACCAAGTAACAAGAACATCGTCTCTGAAAAACTATGTATGCTATCAACAGGTAGAAAAGCACAATTATAAATCCGTGCATTATTGAGCTCGATTGCTTTACCGCCGAATTGTAAACTACGCATTGATGGTAAAACCTTTTTATTAAATACAAAATTTTCATAAATACCTTTTATACTTTCTTTTAGTTGAGGAAACTTCTCTATATGCATTTCCATATTCCTTGTTACTAATTCTTCCCAAGTTTCTCGCCTTTCTTTTTGCGGAAGATATTTAGCGTACTTAGTGTATACCGTAATTTCAGATAAAATCTGTTTGTCTAGTGTTAAACTCATTAATTGTTTTTTAATATATTATCGTTAGTGAAATTGATATAAATGGAATATATAAAGCGAAACATCTTTCTTGGTTTATTGGATCGTCATATACTCTAAAACCTAATAATAAACCTGGATATAAACCCACTTCAAATTCCCATTCTTCATATTCGTTATTATTTAACGTCATAATTTCTATTTTTTAAGATTAATTCAATAGTTGCATCACATTCTTTTTGACTTTGAGGTTTGTATAATTTTCTTTTATCTTCTTCTATTGCCATTAAATACTTAAACATTTTCCATCGTAGTGGAAAAGAATCATTAGCTCTACCTTTTGTTTCTATTATAAAATCATCTCCAATAAAATCAGGTGTATATTTTAGATTTAATACCTTTTTGTTTCCTCTATTTACATAATCACCTTTACCGTTAGATTGTCTTTCATAACATTCATTACTAAAATGAAAAGCAGGTAGCAATTCAAATGTTTGACCTTCGTACTTAAACTTTAATCCAGCGTCTTTTAGAATTTTGTACATGTACTTTTCTAAACCAGAAGCGAAGGTGATACCGTCGTATACCACCTTCTTTGAAACCACTGGTCCTTTTTTTCTAACTATTCTCTTCATAATGTAAACCTTCATTACCATTCTGACCTATCACGTCCATTCTTTCTTCGTCTATAACAAATTTGTAGTTATGACCATCTGGAACGTCTTTGAATTCTTGTAACAAAGCTTCTTCTGTTAAATCTTGAATTTCTTCTTTACACGCTTGTATGTATAGCACAGCATCCATTAACTCTTCCTGAACGTCATTTAGATACTTAAAAAGACCTTTCATTTTTTTAGTACGCTCGTCGTGTAACGTATTGCCATACTTAGCATAACCTACATCTGATCTTGATACTAATTTGTCTACTACTCTTTCTACTATTGGATCTCTAAATGCAATTTTCTTTTCTGTCATATTATAAAGTTGATTTTAAATGTTCGTTTACTTGTTTAACAAATGTTCCATTGACCATTTTGCCTTGTCTTGATTTAATTACATCATAAGCCGATACAACACAGTCTTCTACTTTTAATCCTTCTAACGCGGCTAAATTAGTTAACACAACCATCATATCGCCAATCGCATCAATAAATTCTGCTCTGTCATTCTTAAGAATTGCTCTGGCTAATTCACCAGCTTCTTCTTGTAATTTAGCAAACTGAGTTTTAGTATCACCAGACTTATATATACCACGATCATCTGCCCATTGTCTAATTAAGTCATATACATTAGGAGCTTCGTTAGTTTCGTCTAAACAAGATGTGTCTTGCTGTTTTAAAAATTCACTCATTGCTTTATTGTATATGTAACACCTAGAAGGGTTATACATAGACGTTTTAGCGTTTTTAACAATCCATTCAGCTAATTCATAAGTTAAACCATATTTACCAAAATGAGTTTCTATTTCCATACCAATGTTATCCATTAGATTACCTTTTAACTTATTTACTGGAAAAGGAAATGTCGTTGTTTGTTCTGTTACGTTTAATACCATTTGATTTGATTTTTTAGTTTTTCTACTAGTTATTAATTGTTTATAAGATTGCCTATCTACTTTGTAACCATAGACAAGTTGAAGTTCTAATTCTTTTTCAGATATATAATCTATATCATCGCTAGAGTCTAGAACTTCATATTCGCCACAAGCATAACCTTGTTGTCTTGTTAACCTATCCTTAAGATCACACGTTACGCCGATCTTTTTACCAAAAATATGATATAAATAATACTTCATACTCATTTATTTACATTATTTTGATCTTTATCAACTTCTTTTTCCATTTGTTCATAATAAATTTTAATTATTTTATCATCTTTACATTTTTCACAATATAGTTCGTTTGTTTTTTCACCTGTAGAAATTACTGATCTACACTTATTACATAACATAGCTCCATTACTGTTATTTAACTTGTATATTGGATTTACCTTGCTTTTTAAATAATCTTTTATATCTCCTATAGTATATATGCCTTGTGCACTATTATCTAGTGGAAATACTCTCATATCTCTTGGCAACATTTCACCAAAAGGACTTAACCACCTATCATTTCTACCTCTAAAGAAAACGTTTTCAAAAAAAGAAGTATCTATATACTCGTGTAACTCACCATTTTCATCTAAAAGTCTATCTATATTAACCTGTGATTTAGGTATTCCGAAAGTTGTACTCATAATCTTCTTTTTTGTTTTTTAAAGTTTGTTTATACTCTATTATAAATCCTATTGCAACTATTATATTCATTCCTAACGATGCTATTATCTCGTGTATGTCTTTATATACGTTTGTACTTAAATGTATATGACCAACCATCCAAAATGGTATTGATAAGTTGTTAGCTATCCATATTATTGTAAACGTTAAGAACTGTTTCACTAGTCTAAGAATATTTTTAGAGTTTTACCGCCGTCTTGTACAGATATTTCTATACCTTCAAAATCACCAATTTCTTTATATAAAGTTAGTAATCTGCCTACGGTAAGATCATTATTAGCGTGATTAATTATCTCTAACCTGTTTATTTTTGTTTCGTCTATTTCTTTCATTTTATTTATATTTTCTTATTATTTCAAATGTTTTTGATATATCAGTTATTTCCATTTTTTTACCAATTTTATTCGGCAAAAAAGCAATAGTAAATCCGTGGTTTCCAAAATAATAATCTTCTTCTTTTATTTCATTACCATTTACTTTATCAAGATATATCCAAGGATAATTTCCTGATAACTCTATATTAATACCAATTTTATTTAATCTTAAAGTTAGTATAGTTAAAACATTATCTTCCATATTACAATTTTTTAATAAGGTCCTGAGTTTAAATCTTCTTTTAAAACACTAGCCATTTCAATTATATGTTGGTCAATAGTCATAGGATGCCAACCAGTAGCAACTAACATACCTTTAAAAGCATCAAATATTTGTTCTAAATCTACATCAAAGTTATGAAACTCTGTTGTAATTTGGTCGTGTTGTCTTTCTATCCTTATTATCATAGTTTATCGTTGTATAAATGTAAGTTATGTGCAAAGTGATAATATGTACCAACTTCTAATTGTAAAATATCAGCAACATCTTTTTGTAACATTGAAAAACAGAATTGATCGTTACAGAAACCATACCAGAGATCATTAGAACGCATTAGAACAGACATGTTTAATTTTCCGTCTAAGATTGTGAATTGAACTGCGTATGTGCAAGGAGTGTCATTAGAATATGTGTCTATTTCTTTACCATCGTATATCGATATTGTTGCTTTTCTAGTATTTGGATTATCTTGTAATAGTTTTATAACTTTACCTATTTGATCGTTTCTTCTCCATTGCCAACCGTAATTAGACCTAACGTTGCCATCAGCGTCCATCATGTTTTTCCACATTGGTGCATACTTAGATATTTCAACACCAGAAGGATCACCAGATAGATACCATTGCCATTCCCTCATAGCATAAGTAGGATTCCATTTTCTTTCAGTGTATTCTATGTGATTGTCTTCAGGGTTTTGAATCTCGAAACCAATATTGAACAAAGCTTTTGTATTATCGAAATCAACACCATCTTGTCTTATTTTATCTAAAAAATAAACAAATGCTTCATCGGCATTTTTAAAACTATTTTTTGTATTTTTCATAATAGTAAATATAAAATTCGTACATTTTTTTCCATATTTCCATTTTCCTATAAGACTCTGGACTAATACTTGTTTTTTTATTCATTTCAATACATATATACCATTCTAAAGTTGATTTTGCTAATGGAGATATATATATTCCATTTTTAATACACCAATCTCTTGCTTCTTTTTCTTTAGTAGAGTATAAGTAATTACCCATATCTATAACAGTTCTTTTTGCCATTATTCCCAGGGTAGTTTGCTATTACTAGTGTCTATAGGTATATGAGGTATAAAACAACCAGATCTTGGTTCCCATTTAAAATGTGCTTCAGCTCCATTCTCACCTAAGTTTTGGAACTTAACTTTTAATACTTTACATTTAACTGTTTTTTGTTCATAATCTCTATGCACTAATAAACCATGATAAGATGCATCATACCATTCACCACCACCTTTAATGTTATACATTGTTGGTTCTTCTATTTTACCATCTTTGTCTTTATACATTTTAGTTGGGTGAGCAACTACTATAACTAACACATCGTATTTTTTAGCAAATATCTCTATCTGTTGTAGATATTCTAATGTATAAACATTAACATCTCCAGAAGCATCAGTTGCTCTAACTTTGTTAAAAGGATCTATAACTAAACATTTAATACCTTTTCGTTTAACTAGCTCAGCGCCTTTTCTAAGAACAGATTCTAACGTATATCTTTCCATGTCTATGAAAAAATAACTGTCATTAACGTGACTAGCTACTTGATTCCATTTTTCACCGTGTATTTCTTCTGGCGAAGGCATATCTCCCCAGGTTTTACGCATTAACTTATGAGCATGTAGATAAGTTGGTTGATTCTCAGGTGAAGCGAAAGCAGCTTTCCAGCCATAGTTATTGTTATATCCAACAACCATTTGGTCAACGAAGTCAGATTTACCAGAACTAGGTATTCCAGTGACTGTAATGAATTGGCCAGTATATGTAGAAAATATACTATCAAAATTGTCCAACCCAACTTGGAAACCAGGTTTAAAACCATTTCTAACGAAATCTGTAACATCATCTTCTATGTCTTTAAATGTTTTTACGTTTTCTAATGGAACAGGTCTTGATTGAGATATTCTTTGCGATAACTTTTCTTTACCATACTTTAATAAGTATTCATTCGCATCTTTACAATCTTCAAACGATGCTAAATAGCATACTTCTGAACCTAATCTACGTATTAATTCTGTTTGTAATGCTTGACCAGCGGCATCAGAATCTACTGCTAGTATAATCTTTTCTTTATCATCAAAGTAATCAATACAACTGTCTAGGTAATCTAAGTTATTTGTATTCAAAGTAGCACCGTTTGGAACAGATATAACATTTGTTATACCAGCTTCGTGTAAAGCTAACACGTCCATTTCACCTTCTACTATTACACAATACTCGTAACCTACAATACTGTTTATGTTATAGAATACTTTTTCCGCGCCTTTATATAATTTAAAATGCTTATGACCATCTCTATATTTTATGTTGACTAATTCATCGCCAACAAAGTAATTGAAGTGTATAGCATTCTCTTCTTTGCCTGTTTGAGGCATAAATTCTTTTCCCTCTGATATTTGTAATTCATAAAGAGTTTCTTTTGAAATACCACGATCGTTAAACCATTTTATCACTGGTTCACTTATTTGCATTTCTTCAACATGTTCTTTAACTGGTGGTTTAACATAAACCTTTTCACTAGAACCTTTACGTTGATAAGTATGTAACTGAAATGACTTATTACAATTATGACAAGTTCCAAGACCACGTTCCCAGTCGTAAGATGCGCATTTTGCTTTCTCATTCTTGGGTTTTCTATCAGAAGAACACAAAGGGCAAATACCTTGTGTTTTACCTTCTTCAAGACCATACTTATTGAATGTATCAATCAAGAAACCATTGATCTCCGTGTTGTTTACTTGCATTTGTTATTTGATTTAATTGTTACTAATTATAGATAGAAAAACCCCAATTAATGGGGTTTAACTAACTACTAAAGGTGTTGTTGGGCGATGGTTCAAAAACCGTCACAGCACATAAAAGCCGATTCTTATTTGTAACCTCTGCAGTGGTGTCGGCTAACGACCTATTTATTAAAATGGTAAATCATCTTCTGGTGCAGATACTTGTTTCGCAGGAGCACTACGTTGTTGTGGTTGACCGTCTCTAGGTCCAACATCTACATTATTACCATTAGTCCAAGACACTTTAACATTACCTAAGTAAACTTTTGCTGCCTTAGATTCTCTTTCTTCTTTACTTTGACCAACAGTGATTGGACCTTGATTACCAAAATTATCTGGTTCATCGTTTAAGACTATAGTTATGGGCAGGTATTTTCCTTTTTTACCGTCTATAATCTTGTGCTTTGGAATTTCATTAAGATTAATGCTTGCATTGATAATTGATGCCATATTAGAATATATTAAATTGGTTTAAAAATTGTTTAACTTTTTGGTAAATACTAAGTTGTTGTTTTGTTTCTTTATAGACTTTTAAGTCTGGTGGTACAACAGGTGTTGTCTTCTTTGGTCTCGTCATAAATAATTAAAGTGTTAAATTGATAAAATAGTTTTCAGGTTTAAATTCTGGGTTATTATAAAAAAGATTATATGCTTCTACTGCTTTTTCTACTTTCTCTTTTCCTCTGTTTAAGAATTCATCAGAGCAATCATAAACACCTATTTGATGTGTATTCTTATCTATTGCCATAAATACTAAATCATAGCCAAACAGTTGTTTGTATATATAAGCTTGACTATCATAATTATATTTCTTTGCAGAATACTTAAAGTCTAATATGTTAGATGTTGTTTTAAGATCTATAATTAGTTTTTCTGAATGATTTAATATATCTGCTTTTCCTTTCCACATAGCGCCACTTATTTCAGCAATACCAGGAACTTCATAATCTACATTGTCTGACCTTATTAAACCACGACATACTTCATTTGAAAGTACTTTGTCTATCATTAACTCTAATTGATCAACTTCGTGCTGCAATAAACACATTTCACCTTCGGATATTTCTTTATATATGTTAGTGTTTCTTGTTGATGATTGTATTACTTTGTATTTCTTAAGTTTGTCTGGTTCCAATATAGCTGTATGAAAATAACCACCAACTAAAAAGTTTACATTAGGTTGCTGTGGATCTTTTAAAGCCAAAGGATTTGTAAGCAATGTAGCTATATTTGAATTACTAAGAAATTGTTTACCAAAGTCACCATAGTATTCTGCATCATCTTTTAACTTTTCTAATATAAGTTCTTTCTTCATACTATAGTTTTGATAAGATTGTTACTGCTTCTTTGCTTAAGTCATATTTACCTTTAATAGTATCAATAGAACCTCCATTAGCCACGAATTGTTTTGCTTTCTCAAAAGCATCATCTTTAACATCTAATTTTGTTTTAACAACTGGTTCTTTACCATGCGTATTTGAAGCGTCTGCGTCAGCAGTATCATCAATAAGTAATAAATTACCTAAAGCATATTTTTTACCGTAAGAAGATGCTGAACCAAAAGCTTGAGGCGTTTGCATACCTTTTTGTTGTAAGTCTACACCGACAATTGCTTTTACTTCGATAACAGCATCGCTATTTACATCGTGTATAGCAGCTTTGCTGATAATAACTGGTAATTCATGCGAATACAGATAATCTTCGTTAACTGTAAAGAATACGCCATATTGTGCATTAAAAGGTTTTAGACCTTCAAGTATATCTTCTGCAGAACGGAAGTTGTACTTACCAAAGGAATTATACCTACTTTTGTTTGCTTTAAATTCAATTTGAATTTTAGACAACTTTTCAGATAAACTCATTTCAATTTTACTCATTATATTTGATTTAATTAGTTTAAGTTGTTATATATATAATCACACATTTTTGACATAACTTACATGAAGTCAATTACTTGTGAAGCATCGACGTTAGCTATTAATTTTGAAATAGCAAACTTTTTTAATTCTGAAACCCTTACATAAGCACTTGGACCTTTGAAGTCTAAAATTTCTGCAATTGCATTTGCTGAATGCTTATCACAGTCTAAACCATAACTAAGTCTTAATACGTTTGCTTCAACATCTGTTAAATGTTTCTTAAATATACTAAGTAAATAAGCATTTAGTAGATCTATATTATATTCAGTTGATTTGTCTTCATATTGATACATACCTTTTTCTGAATTAGGATAGAAGTCTGAAGAGTCAGCATCGTTAAAACCGATATCTATACTTTTAAATATACTATTAAAAAACATTTCAAGTATCTGTTTGTCTTCAGGATTTTTACGTATTTCATTTATTTTATATTCAGGGATTCTCATTGTCCCTCTATATACATTTATCGCATATCTAATGCGTCCTTTAATACGTTTAGATAGAAATGATTTGATTGTCTGTTCTTGGTTCTCAGATGTGTTTATTTTGTCCCAGTCTATTTTATCTACTGACATTATTAATCCTATACTACCTTCTTGTATTAAGTCGTTTATATCTAAAATACCAGAAGCTTGGTCTGCAGTTGAAAACTTTTTAGCTATATTTTCTACTAACGGAAGAAACATGTTTATCAGATCGTCTCTTGAATACTCGTTGTATTGCTTTTGTTCTAATCTACCAATAGTCTTTTTTACATCGTTTTTATATATTAGATGGTTTTGTAAGTTATACTTTTTCATATCCTGTTATTTTTAAGAATGCTTTATTCATTTGTTCATTGTCTGAGTAATATAGATTACGCATGTTTTTCATCCATTCGTTAAATTTAATAGCTTCTTCCATGTTGTTTAGTTTTAAATATTTTGATTTAATAATTCTTTTTCTTTTTTAAGTTCATTACTCATGTTTCTGTATATAGTTCTTGTAGAGCAATTTAAGTAACTAGCTAATTTGTCAACCGTTATTTTATTGCCTTCATCATGAGTGTATAGCATAGCATCATAAATCTCGGACTCTGAAAGTTTTTTACGACCAATAATTTGACCTACGATTTGTAGTTTTTGTTCCGCCGTTAATTGACATGTGTCTTTAAAAATTATCTTACGTACTTTGTTTTTCGGTGGCCGTTCTAAATCATGCATGCTAACATCATGAAGTATTGTTTTTAATATGTGCTCTGAAACATTAAAGGTAACAAAGTTATTTGACTTATCACATATAAATCTAAATAAATTTTCTAATTTATCTTGATCTAATTGAGGATTAAGATACCATATAACTAATATATGCCACTTTAGACTTTTATAAGTATTTATCTTAGCTTTGCTTCTAAACAACTCGTAATATTCACTAGTACCATTTTCATAATAATCACCCCAATCAAACCTCGCTGATGGTTGGTCATTAATAGGTGCTCGTCTATATATTATACGCCTATCTGTTAAATACTTTATTTTTCTATCGTGTGACATTAGCCCCTTACTAGTTATATATACAGCCTATTGTCACAGTTCTGTATAATTATTAATATAATATTCTTCTTCGCAATCACATTCATTATTCATTTCATTTCTTGTTTCTTCGAAATATTCTTTTGATTTACCCATATTTAAGTGCCTATTTTCATCTTACGTTCCATTTAATATATTTTCGATCTCTTTAATACGTTTTACACATAATCCAGCTTCTTCGTATTGCTCATTTACTTTAAACGCTTCCAACATAACTTTTAATTTACTTAGTTCCATTAAAAGCTTTTGGTCATCTTCAACTCTTTGATGAACCTCTATAGGTATACCACTGCTTTCAAGGTCTTTAATAAACTCTTTGTCTAACTCTTTTTGTTTATTGTACATTTTACCTACAATAACATCGGCTAATTCATTCATCTCTTCTTTCGTCATATATATTTGTTTAATTGTTACGATATTATCTACAAACTTTTCTATTAAGTCCGTGTAGTTTTTATATTCTACCTATTTCTTTCATCTTCAATACTAAGAAGATAACAATGATAGTAACATAAAATATTACTAGTTTTATTAAGTTTAATACATTTTTTATCATAAATTAATCTAATAAAATCATATATGCTTCAGGGTTATTTTTAATGAACCAGTCAATAGACATGTCAAAGTCACGTATTATGCCTTTACTTAATATTCCTGAATTAGAAAATTCTTCACAACCTTTTATAAAGTCGTATATACTTAGACTAATTGGATCTAGAAACACTGATTCACCTGAAAAAAAGTTTGTAACTT